GTAGGAGTATGGAAGACTTTTTTCTCTTCCGATTTCTTTTTATCGAATATGATTTTTTTCTTTGCCATTAGATTTTTTTACTTCTTCACAGATTTCCTCAATCCGCTTTTGGTGTTCATCTACAGCGGCTTGCATCTGCTTGAGTGTAGGTTTTAAAGGTAGATTCTCCAAAGCATCTTTAAATTCTTTTGTAAATTTAGTCATTATATATCTCTCCACATATATCCGTATTTTTTGTATTCCGCTTGCTCTTCAAGTTTCTCCAGAGTCTTTTCCAAAAGCACTTCCTCAAGTCTCTCTTGCTCTTCTGGAAGTAAGAAAAGCTCTGCTCCGTTATCAGTTCTAACCACTTCGCAAATCTCACAAGAAGCATCGGATCCTGGATAGTGCCTTGTCATTTTTTCAGGTGGATTAAAATCAAAGCTTACTTCAATCTCAATCTCTTCGTCAACATTTTCTATATAAAGGATTTCTTCTTGAGCCATTTGGTTTGTCTCCTATGAGGAGCTAGCTCTCACTAGCTCCTCTGAATAGAAGTTATTAGCGGATTGAAGGTTTCGCCTGTTTCACGAAAACCTTGATATCGTCAATGGTTTCCTGATCATAGCGTTTGTAAAGCTCTTCGTCAAAGTTGGAAACCACTTTGCGGTTGGACTCGACCTCAAAGAATTCATTGAAGCGATCACCCATTTGCTTCATCAGAAATTCCTGCATGTCGGGATCATTGAAGACTTCCGCTTTTACCTTAATCTCATAGGCTTTCGGCATCAACTCTTCAAAGTTGTCCTCACCCATAACATCTGCAATCTCTTCCTCATCCTCTTCCTTATGGGAATATTTGTTTGCAGTAACAAAGGTAACAACGTCTTCGTCCTTTGCTCCCTGAATCTTATAGGACTTGTTATAGTCACCGTTCAAAGCTCTTCCATCTTTAAGCTCTGAACCGAAAGCGATAACAGGAGTCTCATTCACCTTAATATCGGACTCCGCTTTTTTCTTTCGTGCTTTCGCTTCGATTACAGCGGATACAGCGTCTTTGACTTCCTGCGGAGCATCGGTAATGATTTCCTTCTCCACTTTGCCTTTTGCCTTTGCGGATTTCGGAGTAGCGGAACCAGCCACTACAGCGTTAAAATCCAGAGTCGATTTTTTCTTTGTGTTTGCTTTTGCCATGATGTTTTCCTTTCTTTTATTGGATTTGAAAACTTGGATTTTTTTTCATCCTCTGTACTACTGTACATAGGATACCAGATTTCAAATCAAATGTCAAGAGTTTTTTTCAAATTTTTAACTGTTTGAATTTATTGAATATCCCAACAAATGAACCTTGAACATATCTTCGTCATCGACAGCTTCTACCATTTTTTCAATTAAATCAGTAGGTTGAGAAAGGAGCGTTTCCATTGAAATGTTTAAGAATTTTTTAATTTCCTCTAATTTTTTTTCCATTGGGTTTTCCTTTCTTTTTTCAGTTTCTAATTAATTCTACCTTATATAAGATAGAATGTCAAGCTTTTTTTGATTTTTTTTTGAAGTGTAAATTATTGATTTTATTGAGGATTTGTTTTGGAAGGCAATAAAGATACTGGGTTTACAACTTTGAATTTACCTTTTATAAGCTTCTCTTGGTTAGTAGCTTCTCCAAGTTGTTTTTTCTTTCTATTCCTGCTCCATATTAAAACACCGTTCTCTTCTTTTTGTTTCTTTTTTTTCTTTGTGAGGTCTTTATGTAAACCCTTATCATATGGGAGTTTATAAGCCCTTGGTTCTTGCTGATTCAGTATTATAAAGGCTTTACGTGGGTCTACTGGAAGAGGTTTTGCTTTGTTAACATCTATTACCCAAAAATACATACCACCTTTATTATTATTGGTAGGCTCAACTATTTTGACGCTTATCACTATAGCCTTGTCTGGTATGTCTTTAGAGACAGGGTATCCCATAAACCCTAGAGGAGTGTAGTATAGCGCAATAGCCCACCACAGAGTTAATGGAATAACCAAAAGCTTTTTCCATTGTGCCGTGTCAGTCTTTCTTAACATCCATAAAAACATGGTTGTTAAAATAACATATGTTAAAACTAATCCAATGAATCCATATATCATGGTCTATCTCCTCTATAATTTTGAACTGAAACTTGTGAGTTCCCATCTCCTATTTGACTTTGTACCATTTCATATGGAAGGTCTTCCTCTATAGTTAAAATCTTTCCGCTACTAGTCATTTCAAATCTTGCTATTGTTACTTCTTGCCAATAGTTATCCAATACCAATTTCTTATTTAAGATTATCTTTGCTTCTGGATTTAGCTTGGTTATTGTAACATGTACGTTTACTGGTTTTATTGGTTGTCCTCTTCTGTAATAATGAAGATTGAGAATCCATTCTCCCTCTATGAATCCTCTGATTGTAGTTAATTCCTGGTTTGTTTTAGTATAAACTCTTTCACTCCGTACATATACATAATCATTTACCATTCCTCTATCATCTCTGTCAATATGCATTATACCAACTTCTTTATCTTTATAAAACACCAAATTCCCTTGTGGATCTCTTAACCAAGTATCAACATCATCGTCAGATTTTTCATCCCATTCCACGTTGATAACAAACTCCGCTTTTGTTTTTATTTTAGCATCGTCTTTTTTCTCAACTTTCATAAAGACAATAATAAACAGAAAAGATATCAGAAGAATCATTACAATGTCTTGCAATGACATATTGGCATTATATGATCTAAAGGATCTCATTTTTTCTCCGCATTACATTTACAATGACTACATTCATTCTCAAGTCCATCTAGATAATGGCATATCATAAATAACTGCCACTTGAGAATTAAACCACTAACCAAACCAGCAATAGTTGTGTATAAAGCTGTTCCTATTCCTGTTCCCATTGTAGTTACTACTTTTGCTGAATCAGTAAATTCTTTGAATCCCTCTGTTCCATAGCTGATGCCCACAACTGTTCCGAAAAATCCTAAGATGAAAAGAGCATCTGCCGCAAACCATCCTGTTTCGGTTTTATGCCGATATGTTTCTACTTCATATTTTGATAGTTTTGGTTTTGAATTTATCTTCCAAAGGTAGGTTCCTATCTTTGCAGAGTAGTAAAAGAATATTCCGAATATTAGAAAACTGACTTTTGTAATATCAGCGTCATTCACTTTATAGATTATGCCAGTAGGAAACAAACTAGCAAATCCTAATAACACCAATGACGCTAATATCCACCATCTTATTAGAATACTGTCTTTGGATTTCATTTCTTTTCTCCTTCTAATACTTTAAGTTTGGCTTTTACATTATCACAGTATTCATCAAATTTTAGATACATGCACCTATTGAAATGACTAGCTTTTTCATAATAGGAACATTTCTCTTGTTCGTCTTGTTCCTCCTTTTTAGCGCAATATGGCATCATATTTTTATATTCACAATGATTTATGATGTCATCTGCCATTTGATTGCTCCTATAAACAGGAACAATTTACATTTCGTTTCGTCTACCTACCATACCATTTCCTTTTGGTCACGGTGGGAGGATTTGAACCTCCGACCTGATGCTCCCAAAGCACCCGCTCTACCAGACTGAGCTACACCATGACATTAATTCAGATCTTGTTTCAGCTTTCTAGACATTTTAAAACTCACAACCGTTTTAGCTGGAACGTCTATGGTTGCTCCAGTCTTAGGGTTGCTGGCTTTCCTTGCTCTTCTTACCTTCTTATGGAAAGCTCCGAAATTTTCAAAAGTGACCTTATCGTTTTCTAATATTCCTTTATATATTTCTTTCAGTACAGCATCTACAATGATAGCTGTCTCTGATTGAATAACTCCTATTTCATCAGAAACACGTTTGATTAGTTCTTTTTTATTCATAACAATTTCTCCTAAATAAGTAGTAGTAGCCCTCTAATACTATTTATCTAAAAGACTGTCAAGAATTTTTTTTGTTGACATTCAAAATTGGCTATGATAATATGCAAGAAAAAATTAGGATCAAAAAATATGATATCATTAGAATATACCGATAAAGGTGTTCCCTTTATTAATATGGGAGAGCATGGAAGAATTACATTCTCCAAGCTTACCGCTCATCCTCAAAAGGGATATCGGTTTATATGCTACAATAGAACCTATATAGATGAAGTCAGAATAAAAAAGAAAATAGATGGAGAAGTAGTGGAGGAATTCTACAAGGCTCCTACAAGAGATTCTTATGTCTTTGATATGTCGTTTCAAAGAAAAACAGGACAACAAACTAAAGGAATACCTAGAAACACAATACCCACAAGACTTGGAGATTGGCTTAGAAAAATCTTTAAAAAATATATAACTACAGATAAATACTTTCCGTATGCAAACATAAAACTTTTAGAAGAGGAAATAGAAAAAGCGAAAGTAAAAAATATTCTATCAAAACCTCAAAGAAAACGAAAAGTGAAAAAGAAGAAAAAAAATGGATGATGTTTACGAAGCCATAAAACATGATATCGCAAGATTAAGCAGAGCTATGGGATTAGTAGATAAAGTCTTGAAGAATGTGGAAGACGTTGATACGGATCATATAGCTGTACCGATTAAACTTTATTGCTCCGTTTATGAAATAAAAAATGTTAAAACCATTTTGGAGCGAATTGTAAATGAATATAAAAAAGGATTGGAACAAAGAGATATCCTACCAGACGGAGGAAATGACGGTAGGTAGAATAAAACCTTTATGCAAACTGAAATGTGAACACATTATCTGGAAAGAGGATAATACCTTATACTGTAAGAAGTTAAGAAAGGAAGTAAAAAAAGGAGATAGATGTAAATGCAAACTATAAAATGTCCTCATTGTGGAAATGATACTTGTTTGAGTGTTTATGAACTTCCAAGAAAATGTCCTCATTGCGGAGTACTTATAAAATAAATATTGGGGAGTGTCCGAGTCTGGTCGAAGGAGTCGGTCTGTAAAACCGATACATCACACGTAGGTTCAAATCCTACCTCCCCAACCAGGAGTAAAATATGAAGAAGAAGATTAAAAAAATATGGAAGAAGATAAAAACTGCTTGGAATGATTATTGGGAAGAGCAGGGAATGTTTTGGATTCGATAATATACGTGAGTGGTGGAAATAGGTATACACGCTAGACTTAGGATCTAGTGCCGCAAGGATTGAGGGTTCGACTCCCTCCTCACGTACCATTTTAATGAAAGGAAAGAAAAATGACACCTACTTTGTTAGAACCGAAAATTGTATATGTAGTCATTGGTCACAGCGGAGAACATGATAGTTATCACACATGGGTTACGAAGGGATTCTTTGATAAAGACAATGCAGAAAATTTCTGTATTAACTGTAAAGCGGAAGCTCACCGTATTAAAGAAGAAGTAGATAAATTCAATGAAGAAGTTGGATTGAAAGATTCCCAAGAAAAATATGGCTATAGTTTTGTAGATCCTGAAATGTTAAAAATTGATCCTCTTGAATACTGGGAAAAATTTAGTGAAATAATTGACAGGAAAAATAATACTGTCGATGAGCAGTTTGAATTCGATATGGAATACATTGACTACACAATAGATGAAGTAAAAGTTTACTAGGGTGGTGGAATTGGTATACACAACGGACTTAAAATCCGTTGCCCGAAAGGGATTGAGGGTTCAACTCCCTCCCCTAGTACCATTTATCTCATGTTCCATTCTCTACATTTACAATTCACATGATCACAATACGGCTGGCTACAAATACCACAAATCTCTTTTTCACAATCACATAAACACTCCGTATAGCGATCTTCCCAACTAGACATTATTTTGCTACTTGAATAACCAGTAAGCAATTCTACAAAATGAACCTTCCCTCCGTAAGACTCTACAAACTTAAATTCATTAACATCCTTACCTTTCCAATCGGCTCCTTTAACAATCACATCTGGTAGTAATTGCATAACTAAATCAAATGGAGTATCCTGAGTAAACGGTATAACTCTATCCACGTATCTTATAGAAGATAGAACTTCCATCCTATCCTCCAGCTTGTTAACTGGTTCTCTCTTGATCCTTCTAACGGAGTCATCTGAATTAACTCCTACTGTTACAATACCAAGCTCTGATGCTTCCCTTAGAAGTTTGATGTGTCCAGCGTGAATTATATCGAAACATCCGTTTGTAAATACTTGACGGTACTCCTTTAGATAGAGTGTTTCAGGCAACACGGCTTTATCATCTACGTAGAAGTCAGCGGAAGGTTTATCGAAAAGTATCTCATTATGTTTTACTTTCCATTTAAAAATCTGTTGTCTGGTTAGCTCCTCATAATCCACTCCGCTTCCTTTCCCTCTGGCAGTAGACAGAATAATTGTATTACCGTTCTCATACAGCTTGTTTATCCTATCTATCATTGGTTGTATTGGTTTAGCAAATTTATAATGACTAGCTTTTGTACATATGGTTCCATCTATATCAAAACAGTAAATCATTTCTTATCCTCTTCTTCAAATATGACATCCAAAACATACATAAAGATTTCTCCGTTGTCTCCATCTCCACCATACTTCCAGCAAAAATGATCGTCATTCCAAATAAAATCTACTTCTTGAATCTTTTTAAACAACTCTTCACTTTTAGGATGGTGAGAAATCCCTTCTTCCCATCTTTTGTTTAAGTCATATTCTACTCCGTTTATTTTTTTATATGCTTCTTGAAGTCTTTCAATCGTTAATTCCATTATTCCTCCAGACCGTTATATTGTTTTCCTTCCATTGAACACTTTAACCAATGTTCAATCATCTTCTTTCTTTGTTTATCATCCAACATATCCATTACTACAGGACACCTATCATCCGTACCCAAACCAAACTCCTGATATATCATTAAGGCTATTGCGTTCCAAGCTACCATAGCAAGGTGGTAGCAATTACTTTCCTCATCTTTAATGTTTCCTCTTTTCCATTTATTATAGTGACGCTCCAATGGGCCAGAAACCTTACTCCACTTCATTCCTTTAAGCCAATTATTATCGTCATATTTTTGCGCTCCGTATGTATATACTTCCGCAATCTTCTCCAAAGCCCATGCAGGAATCAGATCCATTCTTACTTTACCTTCGTCAAAGCGTCCAGCGTCTTTTTGACCTAACTGTTTTTCTTCTTCTTTACTTCTTTTGTATTTTTTGATTTTTGACATTTTTTACCTCCAACAAAGCATAGTTCTTACAACATTTTAATTCTTTTTGTTTCCTGATATCATGGAAAGTTACATCTCTCCATTTACCACACTCAGGACACTTGGCTTTATTTTCTTTGACTTCGATAATCATATTATACTTCTTAAATCTAAATCATAACAAAGACCACATGGAGTAAAGCATAAATTCCATAACTCCATATAGTATAACATTATATATCCATATTCTTCATCCATTATCTATTATCTCCGTCACCTTGTAGTTTGTTCCTGTCTTTACGTGAGAATAATTTCTCTACGTTTAATTTAGGAATATCATCAAACGGAATCCCTAACTCATCACAGAATCTAGCCATATACCAGAGAACATCTCCAAGCTCATAAGCAATGTCTTTAGAGAATTCATAATCAACATGTCCTTTTTTATCTCTGAATAACTTCTTTACTTTCTCTTGAAATTCTCCGATCTCTCCAGCCATACCCAAGACGTAATACATCCAAGGTGGTTCAAGAGGTAAGACAATATCCTTTTCTACTTCATGCCACACGTCAGTTTTCCTACATTTCATTTGGTAGTCATTAAAATCCATTACATTTCCTCCCATCTTATTACGGTTACAGGACTTTCCCAGTTAATTTGAGGATAGAATTGAGCGAGTCCATCCAGCATTTGTGATTTTGTCTCAAATCCATCTGCTTTATATTCCTCTTCCGTAACTTCTACCAAAGTAGTATATCTAACATCTACAATGTTTCTCATTGTAGCCCAGTCAAGTTGATTACAACCTATTAAAACTGGGCCTTTAGTATAATCACGATGACCTTCCCTGATTGTGATTTTCTTCCTGTTAGCTAAAACATCAAACTTCATTTCTTCCCCTGCGATTAAAATTGCTTGTAATGCTCTTTTCATAGTTCCTCCTCCATTCCTTATAAGGAATGATTGTGTTCATTTTACAAGTTTGCTCATTCCTTATACGGAATGGTTATTCCTTATACGGAATGAATGATTCCTTATACGGAATGGTTATTCCTTATACGGAATGGTTATTCCTTATAAGGAATGAAAAATCTTGTAACTATTTATTTTTGTTTTAAATCTCGTTCCCATAAGAATACTATAGAAGAATAATATAGAAGAATATAAATTAATAATAAGAAATATAAAGAAGAAGGCTTTTCAAGCCCTCTCTTTTTCGGTTATTCTGCTTTTGATTTTTTCGATTTCTTCTTCTATAATTTTTTTTATGCTCTCTCTTATTTCATTCCCTACATTCCAAGTTAAAGGGAATCCATTTAAAAAAATATTTTCATTGTTAATGTAAATAATTTTTTTCTCTTTTAAAATTCTAATAGCTTTATAAAATTGAGATGAACTATTACAATTAATTTTCTTCATAAAGACTGTAGCTTTTTTTATTTTATCTTCCCTAATGAATGTTTTTGGAGTTCCGTTTTGATCTAATGCTTTTCCATTAATATGTTGATAGAGGTATAAGAACAATTTCCAACATGTTTTTGGTGAATCTTCTAATGCTAACATTAAACAATCTGTCAAGTAATGAGGTATTATTGCATATCTGCCAATTTTTTTGATTATGTCTAATGAATGAATATGTTGGGAATTGAAATTCTCATAAAGATTTGTTACTTTGACTAGTTCTACAAATAAAGGATCTGTTCCGATTTCATGTTCTATGCTCACAATTTTATACCTCCACATTATTCCTAATAAGGAATATGCTAACATAGTGACTAGGGAATGTAAACCAATTATTTTTACTTATCAAAAAAAGTACGTTTACAATTGATTCTGGTTCTGTTATACTCTCCTCAATGCGGTAGTAGTTCAAATTGGTAGAACACTAGCCTTCCAAGCTGGTTGTTGCTGGTTCAAGTCCAGTCTACCGCTCCATATATGCGGAGTGCTTACAGGTTTTTTTGTTTTTGTTTCTCCTTTTAATTTTTCCTGTAAGTGCTCCGCTCCAAGGAGGTACTTATGAAATTTCTAGTCATTGGTGATTTAATGATTGACAGATATGTAGTGGGTAAAGCAAATAGGATTTCTCCAGAAGCTCCAGTTCCAGTAGTAGATGTAAAGTTTCAATATGATGTTTTGGGAGGAGCCGCTAATTGTGCCAGAAACATTTCTGCTATAACTGGTAAAGGTACTGTAGATATAGCTGGTGCTTTCGGTCAAGATGAAGCTGGAGAATCAGTACAGAAACTTTTAAAAGAAGATGGAATTAAATTTTGGTACATGCCTAATAACAATCCTACTACTATAAAGGAACGTATATTTGCAGACAATCAGCAATTGATAAGAATTGACATTGAAGATAAAACAGAAATAGATTTTTACCATGAGAAGACCACTCATATTGCTTTGACTCATCAAATGCTGGAAGAAGAGTATGATATGATAATTGTTTCCGATTATGCTAAAGGAGTGGTGAGTAGAAAATTCATGGATTGGATTGGAGCTTATAAGGATAAAATCATAATTGATCCGAAACCTGAAAACTGGGCTTTGTATCCAGAAGGAGTTTTACTAGTCACTCCTAATGAATCCGAATACCATCAAATGAGATGGAGACATCCAGCTTTACCTCAAAACATCCTTATTACTAAAGGAGACAGGGGTATGACTCTAATGGAAAGGACTTCTAATGGAACATTGGATGTTGCGGAACATATCAAGGGAGAAAAAGTTTTCGATAGCGAAGTAATTGGTGCTGGAGATACCGTTACTGCAATCATGGCAATATGTTTACAAAGAGGATTGAGTGTGTTAAGATCAGCAAAGATAGCTAATAAATGTGCCGCTTATGTTGTTAGTCAAAAAGGAACGGCTGTAGTACCTAAAGATGTTTTTGAAGATATCTTTGATGAGTATGTAGAAGAAGATTGAGTTTTGGAAAACCATTGCAAAAAGAGTAAAAGGAGTAGATATGGGAGATCTATGGACGTTCAAATATGAACCAAAAGAATTTGAGAACATGATTCTCAATGAAGACATTAAACCTAAACTTAGAAAAGCTTTAAAAGAGGTTCCGAATCTCATGCTCTATGGTACGGCAGGAGTGGGAAAAGGAACCTTCACAAATATACTTCTCAAGGAAACTGGCTACGATAAGATGTGGCTTAATGCTTCCGATGAGACAGGTATTGATATTGTGAGAGAAAAGATTCAACCGTTTTCTACTTCAATGCCGATGACAAAAATGCAGATATGTGTTTTGAATGAGTCTGACTCTTTGACTTCTACTTCAAAACAGAACGCTCAAAAGATGCTGAAACAGTTAATGGAGGATGTTCATAAAATAACTAGGTTTGTTTTTCTAACAAACAATATCAATGACATGCTACCAGAGCTTAGATCCAGATGTTGGGTTGTGGGTCTTGAGAATCCACCTATTAAAGAAATAGGCAAACATGTGTTGAATATCTTGAGACAGGAAGATGTGGAGTTTGATGGTAAGGTGGCTATGGATATCGTTAAGAAGTGTTATCCTGATATCCGTAAAACCATATGGTCACTACATGAGAATACTATTGATGGAAAGCTTGTAGGCTCAAGTATTTCCGCAACGGAAGCATTGAATAAGAAGATATTCAAACTACTCATTACTAAAGATGTAGATGAGATCCGTAAAGAGCTAAGAGGAAATTATGTTGATTATCCAGATCTATATTTCTACTGCTATGAGAACGCTGGAGAATTTAAGAAGCCTGGAAATGCAGTATTGGAAATAGGTGAACATTTGAATAGACACAATACTTATCCCATTCCAGAGATTAACTTCATGCGAATGGTAATGAGTATGATCTACCAGCAAATTGTGTGATATGAGTTGTGATACATGCCAATATTGTGTAAGAAATTTTTTTCCAGTAAAAGAAGAAAAATGTTATGTTAATACTTGGACTCATAACTTGATAAAGAGACTGGGATTGAAAGCAAGTAGTTCTATATGTCAAGATTACAAAGAACAAAAATTCTATTGGGAAGATTTTATTAAACAGGAGGAAATGAGATTATGAAAAGAGTAGTAATTGAATCTCCGTATGCTGGAAAGTCAGCTAATGATATTCTGATTAATGAAGCCTATGGAGACTTATGTATGAGGGATTGTTTGTTAAATCATAATGAGAGTCCATATGCTAGTCATTTGCTTTACACTCGCAAATTTGTTTTAAGGGATTCTATACCAGGGGAAAGAAAGTTAGGAATTGAAGCTGGTTTCTTATGGAGAGATGTTGCGGAGAAAACCGTCTTCTATATTGATTTGGGAATGACTATTGGTATGAAACAAGGCATTGATGATTGTGAGGAAAAAGGAAAGGACTATGAGGTACGTCATTTACATCCTGATTTATGGAAAGAATTTTTAGTGGTAGAGAGAGAAATTAGAAAGGCTCTACCAGCAATGATAGATGCATATGAAAGATCCTGATAAAATAACTCCGTTTACTTTTGTAGACCAAATCTGTTTGAAGTCAAGAAAGGTGGAGTATGATAAGAAAGTGGCTTCTGCTTATTTTCTTTGTCTACATTTTTCTTTTTTCAAAGATCTTGTAAAAGTGGTTGACAAAGTATTGCCTTACCTGTATACATTAGGTGATGAAGCTATTTATGAATACTTGTGGCACTCAATTCCTAAAGGCAAACGCTTTATCCGCTGGCCCAAGAAAAAGTCAGAAGAAGTATTGGATGCAGGGATAAAGAAGCTCAAGGAGAAGCATCAGAATCTATCAACCAGAGAAGCACGAATGATAGTGAGCTTCTATATGAATATGAGAAAGAAAAAATAATTTGTGGAGGTAGTGTTATGAAAATTAACCTAACTAATTTGGAAGATGTTCTGAAAAAAGCAACTCTTAATTTTAGTATTGAGACTCTTCAATTGAGATGTGGTGATACTATTGAATCTGATATGAGATCCAATGATGGAAATAGTATTTCACTTCTCAAGCTTCCGAATGATATTCTTGATACTAATGAAGAGCTTTCTTTTAACTTTTCAGATGTGGCACAAAACGTAATGCCTTTTATTCAGTTATTCGACAATGAAGAAATTGATATAGACATTTACGAAGGATCGGCTGGTGCTGGATACATGGTTCTTAAAGATGGTAGACAAAAGAGTAGAATTTCCTTTTGTTATCCTACAGTACCTAAGAGACTTGGCACACCAGATGTCAAGCAGGATGTTGATTGGTTTTTTGAAATTGATGTTGATGAAGAGTTTATGAAGAGATTTGACAAGATCAAAAAAATCGGAGCCAGATTTGGTAAAGTTTATTTGGATGTCAAAGATAAAAAGGTATTTTTAGAAACTGCCGATAAGGACAACCAACATTCTAATGGTTTGAAATTTCATTTAGATGATATTGATAGAGATGATTTATCCCTTTGCTTTTCATTTAAAGATATGGTAAACTTAATGAATGTGATTGACATCGAAAAAAAATTCAAAGCTAAATTTACATATGACGTGGACAATGAGTTAGGAATGACGTATGTTTATGCGGAGGACGGTACTGAAAAATATTGTCTGTTATCATTGCAACAAAGATAATGCTTGACATTGTTTCAAGATTATGATAAGTATGTATGGACAATGAAAATTTTTTTGTATGACGAAAAAAAAAGGTTGACAAATGTTTTCGATTAGTGTATGATGGGAGTACGTAATTTGAAAACCATTAATTTAAAATTGGAGGTCTATTATGGAAGACAACATTTTTGATCAAAGTACAGGAGAAGACAGAGAAGCTACTACCGCTCTGGAAGCACCAGAGGGAACAGCTAGCATCCTTATTAATGGTTCTTACATTTCTGTAGAAACAGGAGCACCTTTTTTACAGACCGTTAAAAATGCGGCTCTGGATGCTGGTTTCGGTAAGTTCCGTTGTTACGTGAATGGTGTAGAAGTCCGTAAATCAACGGCTCCTACAGAGTTTGAGCCAGATCACCGAGTCGAACTCCGACCTTATGACGAAGCTGGTTGAAGCTTTCGTTTCGTTTTGGGATAGGATAGTTGTGTCTCTATTCAGTAAGAGAATCCACCAACACCGTCAACTTATCCTCTAAAATAGAAGATCGGCTATTCTATCCCTACTTTAATTTGTGACGAAAGGATAAGTGTGTGCCATGTCTTTTGAAGAGGAAGTCAATGAACGTCAAGTTGAAATGATTGAAGTACTTGAGTCCATAACTTTAGAGGAAATCAAGGCAAGTGGACTGTCTCTAAATTTTGCTGGTAAAACTTTTCGATTCTCTGATATGGAAGTAATTGAAGATGAGGATCTAGAAGAGAAAATTCGTGGAGAGTTTAGGGAAAAGCTAAACGCCCAACAACAAAGGATTAGAGACAAGATCAATACTAAGATCAATCAACTTCTCACCATGCATCAGCAAAAGCAAAACGAATTGGAGCGCAAAGAGAGACAGCTTCAAGAGCGTTATAACAATGCCGCAATGATGCCAGATATAACATACACTCATGCAAAGAAAGGACTCATGGTAGTAAAGAATGAGGGAGTGCATGATGAATTGTTATGGTTATTTCGTGGAAAATATCAAGCCAAATTTTTCAAAAAATCAAGAGCCAAAAAACCAAAATCAATTGATAGAGCATTGCGGAATCGCCTGGTTAAAGATATCATTATAAAGATCAGAACCAAGGGTAGTCAAATCGTAGAAATAACTACTCACAATCCAGATGCCAATATGAGTCCGTTCTGGCATTATCATAAAATGAGTAATGATTCTGATTGTTGGGGTCAATGGCAAAAACCTTCAAGCTGGAGTACTCCAGATGATATCGTTTTTTGCGCCAAAGATGCGCTAGCAGTACTTGAGACTATCAATGAAGGTAGCGTGGCTACAAGCAATCCTACTGGATTACCTCAAATAGAAACTGTTAGAGATCATTTGACTACAATAACTAAAGATTTTGGTAAAGTTCTTGACGGAAATAAAAAGAAAACAGAAGATGAAGATGTTTGGGATACTGGTTTAGATGGTTAAATGAAGGGAGAAAACAATGGGTCTTTATCAGAGACAGGAAAAGCTTAAACTCAATCAGTCGCAAACAGTTACAGTTGTGGGGTGTGGTGGAATAGGCTATTGGGTAGCTAAGATTTTAGCAATGTCTGGTATTGGTAAAATTGTTCTTTATGATCCTGATACATTGGAAGAGCATAACCTAAACCGTTTGGATATTCCCTACAGGTATATTGGGAAGAACAAAGCCGATATCACAAAGATAGCAATTCAAGGAATCAGAGAAGAATGTATTGTCTATTCCTATCCCTTTCCTTTTAATGAAATGGGAGATAAAACCGATTGGGTTATTGACTGTACCGATAAGGCGAAAGCTCAAACGGAGAACCAAGAGATTGCTAGAAAGATGGGAGCAAAATATTTCAAAGCTGGTTATGATGGAGAAAATTTTGGTATCCATAATTCCGTTGCGGAGTTTGGAGAAGACGGAGAAGGATATACCATTGTTCCTTCATGGGCTGTTCCTGCTATGATTGTAGCGGCTTTAGCAGTAGCAAAGGTTATGAAGTATGAGAAAAAAGAAGTAATCTCCAGCGTGGAGAAACTTTTCAGGTTTGATAGATGATAGATCCAAGAATACATAGAGCCAATTATCAAAAAAGATTAAGAAAGGATAGAAAGGAAAAAATTATGGAAAAGCTAAGTTTACATCCAAAGGTTATCGAAGCAATTGATGAGAATAACTTGACTCCGTTACAAGGACTGATCATTAATTATCTGACAGATCCAGAAGCGGAGTATAGTCACAAATCAATTGCTAATGCTTGTAAAGTACAGCTACGGCAGGGTTCTAGGAGACATGTACGTAGGGTTAGTGAACAACATAAAGATCTGGTTGATGCCATTCTTCTAGTTAGAGAAATGGAATTACAATCGGATGAGTTTGACACGAATCCTCAAGGTGGTACAATTGTCTATCACGATCCTACTACTCCTGCCGCTCCTGCCGCTCATGGTGGCAATGGAGAAGACAAGGATGGAATCCATGAAGACGAAGATGGGTTTTGGGATGTCACCGAAGAACTTGATTGTGTTACGGCATGTAGTAAAGCTCCTGATAAAGCGGTTGTCTATATGTCTTCCGTTGCCAGAAAGAAAGCTTTGCTGTTTATGAAATGGGCTGGTAGCCAAGAATGGCTGGCATATCTTGTGGGTAGGTGGAAATCCGAAAATGAAGTAGAAGTCATGGATCTCTTGTTACCTAACCAGAACGCAAATTCTGCTCTTGTCAGTAAAGTTCTAACAGATGAGTATAACAAGGTTAGCGTTGTAGGAGTCATGCACTCTCACCATGAAATGGGTGGAGCAAAGGGAGACAAAGCTGGTTTCTCACAGCATGATGAAAATTTCATTAACAGCAATCACAATGTAAGTCTTCTGATTGCTAAAGATGGAATCGCTGGACATGTCAGAGTTAAAACTCCTTGTGGAGCTTTTCTGCGAGTCACCGCAAAGATCAAAAATATGGATGAGGTAGAACTTGACGAAAAAAAGTTGAAAGAGGAGTTCAAAGAGAAGATCCGTTTTGGTCGTGGTCGAGAATCAAATTATGTCTCTTGGGATTTAGCGGAAAAAGATAAAAGAAATCCTCTAACTGATGGTGGTAGCTATCATTTTTAGATAAATACTTTATGTGAGGTTAACTCACAAATACTACTAGGAGGGCTTTTGCTTATGATTGTGCATAGCTAATACATTTTATACTAGAGAATATTATTTATAGAGAAGTAGTAAAAAAGTCTATCGAATCGGAACAAAAGATAACTTAACAGTAGTGGCAAATAGCCTTAAATGACAATGAGGTTTTACAGATTGCTTTGGTAGAAGCAATTAAGTTTCACTACCTTAATTCAGGAAGATATATCCCTAAGTCTACTTTTAAGCTCTGTCAAATTTCTTTCGATTCCATAGCGACCTTAGAGAAGATTATACTTATAGATTATTTATTTAGATTAGAAGAAAGGAAAAATCTGGTTGTCCGTTGGTGAGAACAGTCTAGGAACCGTCAAAACCTTCCGACAATCACAATTTTAGCCGCCTGGATTGAAGGTGGAGTCCAAGTTTTAATGCTAGACTTTGAAGCCTTCAATAAGAAGTAAAGAAAGGGAAAGGATACTACCTAGATAAAGTAGCCTTTCCCTTTCTATTTTTTGGGAGTAGAAAATAATGATTATAATTACTGGATTAGGCAGATGTGGTACAAGTATTTTAACTAAGTATTTAGGAAAAGTGGGGTTTGGTTTAGGTAAGAATGTATCATGGAATACTGATATAAGGGCTGGAATGGAGCTATCTACGGCTTATACTATCACACATGACCTTTACCATAGATTTTTGAAAGAGGGGAAAGAAATTGATTTGAGTGTTGAAGCATGGGGAGATTATTGGAAAGGATTTACTTATAGAGATGCTATCAATGCAGTAGATAAAGATGAGAGACAAGGCAAAGTTGATGTCTTCAAAGATCCACGAATAACGTGGCATCCAGAGCTTATTAAAGCATGGTGGAGCGTGAGACAAGACTTCAAACTCATTATCTGCCATAGGAAGATAGAAGATATAATGGGATCAAGAAAATCTCTTCCAGAATCCTTTGATGATCCCAAACCAAGAACCAAGTTAGAGGATTATCAGATTGACTTTGCAGAATTTTTTACTAGAGTATTAGAACTTGGAATTCCATATAGACTACTTTACTTTCCGAATTTTCTTTTTAACTTTGGAGATGTGTTTAGTCTTTTGCATGACTTAGATATGCCTTTTGATCTTACTAAGGGAAAGGAGATATGGGATGAGTTAATAGAGAGGTAAATATGGCTAAAGGTGGAGAGTTTGAGCGAGAAATTTCAAAATTTTTAACAAAATGGTTGACAGGACAAGAAAAACCATATAAGTATTGGAGACAGGATGCTAGTGGAGGTCTTGCTACAATACATGAAGAGAACGTGCATCTTACTGGTGATATAAAACCACTAGCAAAAGATTCAGAGTTCTTGACGGATATATTTTCTATTGAATGTAAGACAGGATATCCTAAGACTTCCTTTTGGCAACATGTAATTCCTACCAAGTTTGCTCTAGAGCAGTTTTGGTCGCAATGTGTTGAAGACACTCCTGAAAATAAGCATCCAATGTTAATCTATAGAAAATTAAGAAGGAAACCTATTATTGGTATAAATAGTATTATCAAGGATAGTTTTTACTTCTTGATAAAAGAGTTAAATCATATAATTTGTACATGGGAGAAGAATATTAATTGTGAGCGGTGTGGTAAGGCTCATTCATTAGAACAGGTGTTTTTATATGACATGAACGATTTTTTTGAACTAGTCAAACCAGATCACATAAAAGAAGCAGTAATACCTGATAGACAAAAAAGGATGGATTATGGCAACTTTACTATTGACACCTGATGAGTTCGCTGATATAGCTTTATTATTCTTAGCAGACAAAGCGATAAATCCAGATAAGGTAGCAATTGGCAATGAAGCCTTTGACACCTTTATGGCAAGAAACGCTCAACAAATTAAAAATAAGCTATTGAAGTATTACTTGGATTCTCCTAGTCAACGGAGAATTGACTACAAGCTTATAAAAAAAGTTTTTACAGATCCAATGGCTGGACTTCAAACTATTAGGATTGGCCCCACAGAAAAGGTAAAAGGAGCCAGAGTGGAAAAGAGTAAAGCCAAGGGATTGATTAAAAGATTAGTTAAGAAGTTAATCAAGAAAGAAGAAATAGAGCAAGACGAAATGACATTGTTATTAGAGTTTTTAGAGGAGGAATTATAATGGGTGAATTAGCTGGTAATTTTCAAGACAGTCCAGAAGCAAAGATAGCAGGAGATAAAGATCAAGCGGTAAAACCAGACGGAGCAGGAGAGAATGGAGTAAAGACAGGAATTGAAGGAGTTTTCGCTGATGCTATAAATAAAAGAGATAATCTTCCAGTTTTTAAAGTGAGTCACGATGAGTTTTATCAGAATATGAATTACGGAAGACAGAGACTTCGTTTTAGGAGTGGAAGCAATGCTCAGAAGTATATGCAGGGAACTACATATAAACAGTCTTTTTGGATTCAACATGAAAAAGACGGTTACATAAGAAAGATTAAGTAAAAAGTTTTAAGAGTGGATTCAGCAAACACAAACAGGATATAACAGGTTCGATCCCTGTAAACCTCACCATGAGGTTTTATAACCACTCTGAATTTGTTTAAGGAGAAATTGTGATGGATTATATTGATGAGTTTAAAGATGTAACTGTATTCTTTGATTTTAACAATCTTGCAATTAGAAACTACATGGGTAACAAGGAGGTATGGAGCGACCATCCTCCAGCATGGGGTTTATGGAGATACAATTGTATTAATTCCATAATGACTACATTATGGAAAGTAGCAAATGTAACAGAAGTAATCGTAGCTGTAGATGATAAAAATCAATGGAGGAAATCCTACTATAGTCGATATAAGGAATCCAGAAAGAAGAATAAGAAGAAATCTGAACACAACTGGGATGAGATTTACAAACACATTCATTTACTAGCTTCCGATTTAAAACACCATTTTCCATTCAAAGTATTGAAAGTAAAATCGGCAGAAGCCGATGACATCATTGCTGTACTGACAATGAAAATGAAAAACGATGCCATTATTGTTGTCAGAGATGAAGATTACTTTCAACTATTCGCAAGAAAGAAAAATCTTAGAATTTATGATCCAATCAAACAAGTCCTTTACAGTCCAGAAGATATTCCAGACGTGAAGGATTTTCTTTTGCAGTTAATTTTTTGTGGACAAAGGAAAGATGACATTCCGAATATCTTAACTCCCGATGACTGGGGATTGACAGAGAGTACGGAAGGGAAGAGAAGACCTGGTTTTGGGGAAGCGGCATGGAATAAAATAAAAGGGGATATAAAAGGATTCATTGAAGCAGGACATACTAATAAAGCATATGGAAAAATTGATCTTAGTAAAAACCTAAAGCGCAATAGAGTCCTTGTAGATTTTGATATGATACCAAACACAATCGTACAGCGCATTGTGGATTGTTATAATAATAGTTACAACTTACCACCTAGTGAAAACATTTACCTGTTTTTTGAGAAGAACAATATGAGATCATTTCTTGAGAACATTCACAAAGTAGAAAATAAATTGTTACCTTTATACGGAGGTTAATATGGAATTTGAAGAAAAACCCATTGGTGAAGAAGTACCAAAGGACAATGATCCTAGCAAAGATGATAAGAGAACAGTTTCGGTTATTTTAACCTATGATCTTGACAGAGATAAGTTAGAGATAGATTCAGGTTTTGAAAATAGTGGCATGGTTTTCAAAGATCCGATAGGCTATACAACTCATCTAATTCAAATGGGTCTGGAGAAATGGATAAGAGAAAAGGTAGGAATGATTTGTCCTAACTGTTCTGTAGACATGGAAGAAGACTGGGATTGGTGTCCGAAGTGTGGATACTCTTTAGTGGATGAGGAAGAAAATGAATGATGACCTGTTAAATGATTTAGAGGATTTTGTAGATAGTGATTGGAAAGAAGTATTTAAGAAGTTTCAGGATGAAGAATATAAGAAAGAAATAGCCGAACCTGTCATTCCTAACTTTCCTAGTTACGGAGAGTTTTATCAGGAGCTAGTTGAATTAGTTACAAAGGAGAATATCCCTACAAGGTTAGCGTTTCTAATCCATAGAGTATTAGCTTATCAGGATAGAAAGATTTCTGCTTCTTTTGATAACATATGGAGTCTTTTTTGTGATCCTCATAGATGTAAAAAAGATAACATAAGATGTTCTCAATGTGACTATCCTCAAACAATCGTTTATTCTCAAGAACCAATAAGAGCCTTTAGAAGAGATGATGTTATTCCTCAAACTCATATTAGACAAGAGGTTGTTCATTGTTTGAAATGTGGTGCTGGTTTTTATTATGTCGCTGGTAAGTTGATAGGAGTATTTGATAATAGGAGGGTAGATATATGACGTTGAGTAAAAATTCAGAAGATACATTTAAAAGTAGATATGCATTTAACGAATCAGAGAACTGGAATGAGTTAGCGGATAGAGTAGGACGTGTAGGAGCCAGCGTAGAAATCACAGATAGAAGTAAATGGGAAACAAGATATGGTGGAATGATTGAAGATATGTTATTTCTTCCTGGAGGTAGGATTCTCAGGAACTCAGGAAGACCTAGAGGAACTCTTTTCAATTGCTACGTAGAGCCTTTTGAAGATTCAATTGAAGAGATAGGAGACTTCCAGAAGAATTGCGGTATTCTTTGGTCAGAAGGAGGAGGAGTAGGTTGTAATGCTTCCTTCCTGCGCCCCGAATCCGCTCCTATAGTACAGAAAGGAGGAGAGTCAAGCGGCCCTCTATCGTTTCTTAAATGGGCTAATTCAGGAGCTAATTGTATAAAGACAGGTGGATCAAGACGTGCCGCTGGTTTAATTCTAATGCTTGTCTCTCATCCAGATATCTTCAAGTTTATCAAAGTCAAAAACCAAAGATTCACGGCTACTATGGAACAGATCCAAGAAGCTCTAAAGGAATATCCAGATGTCTTTGACTACATAGAGCCTATAATCAAAAAAGGAGAGTTAAGCAATTACAATTTATCAGTAGGAGTTATGGAAGACTTTCTAGATGCCGTAGAAGCAAACGATAATTGGAATTTGAAATGGCATCATAAGGTTTGGGATACAGTTAAAGCCAGAGAAATTTGGGATCTTGTTTTAGACAACATGGTTAAGTGTGCAGAACCAGGGCTTATTAACTGGGATAACCTTAGAAGTAATAACTCCTATTACTTTGATCCGATCATCTCCACAAATCCTTGTGGGGAGGTTCCTCTTGGTGCTCATGGTGTATGTTGCCTTGGTTCATTAGTCCTACCTAGATTCATTTCTAAGAAAAACACAAACTGGAAACTTATGCAAGAGACAGTCTACAATGCTGTACGTTTCCTAGATAATATAATTCAGGTAAATCGCTATCCTATTACTATTCCAGAGATCCAGCGTAAAGCTTTTGATGGAAGACGTATAGGATTAGGATTCATGGGGCTTGCGGAGTATCTGTTTGCTAAGAAGGTAAGGTATGGCTCTCCAGAAGCAATTGATGAGATTGAGAAGCTAGTCAAAAATATAAGGAACTATGCTTACGAAGCATCTATAAAAATTGCAGAAGAGAAGGGAGCATTTCCTAAATTCGATACGAAGATGTTTAGCAAGGCTAATTTCATTAGGAGTCTTCCAGCAAGTATCAGGATGGATATAAAGAAGTATGGAATCAGAAATGTATCCTTAATGGCAGTTGCTCCTACAGGCACTATTTCTCTTATTCCAGAAGTGACAGGTAGTGCAGAGCCTTTGCCGTTCAAGGCTTATATGAGACATGATGAAATTGGAGACAGAGCTTATGTTCATCCAATTTATCAAGATATAATCAAAAACAATCAAGCTACTCCAGAGTGGTTTGTTGATACCACAGATCTTAAACCAGAAGATCATTTTGAAACTCAGGTAATTATTCAGAAGTACGTTGACGGAGCTATATCCAAGACTATCAATACTCCGAAAGGATTTAAAGCGGAGCAGTTAAGTCATTTACTTCTTGAATATATCAGAGATCTAAAAGGAGTGACGCTTTATGTAGATGGAAGTAAACACGGACAAATCCTTGTGCCAATCAAATCTAAAAAGGAGGTAAAAAAATATATAGACGAAGGTAAGGTTCATACCGATGCCGATGAGCTATCTTGTGGAACTGGTACATGTGAAATTTAATGGAGGGTAGGTATGGAAAATGTTAAGGTTATTTCTACAAAGGAAGGATATTCGTTTTTTATTGATGAACATATTGGAAAGAAGAGGAAGAAAAATTTTGCAGTATATTTAACTGGTAAGTCTATGACTGGTTCTGAAATTTCCAAAGACTTGCGTATTACCAGAATGGCTGTATCACAGTCTTTAAAGAGATCCTTGAAAAAGATTTACTACAATTTGAAAAAGAACAATAGAAGTTTAGATCCTTTTGAGATTGCTGTTACGATGTCTCAGATTCTTTGTGTGTCGCTGGATTGCTATAATGAAGTGAATAAATTTTTTAACTTATTCCCAAGAGACATTAAAGAAGAAATTAGATATTATGCAACAAAACATCAAAATACCAAATACATCTGATATGAAGCTTTGTAAAAATTGTTTCAATTGCAAGACCAAGAAGGGATTGGTATATTGTAACAAGGGATGTTTTAAGGAAAAGCTCCAGCCGAATAAATCACTTTTATATACTCCTAGTGATTTTGATTGCGAGTTTTATGAGGATTAAATGATAGACTTAGAAGTTGTGTCTGAATTTATGTATGCTCATTTTGAGCAAGTAAAACCAAGCAAGAGCGGAACGCATTTCTTAGCAAGGTGTCCTCTTTGCGGAGACAGTAAAAAGAATCCCTTTAAGAAAAGATTCAATCTTGACTACAATGATGGAGTTCCAGGTTGGAATTGCTTCAATTGTGATGAGCATGGAAATTTTTATGATATCTATTCACGCATGTTAGGGATATCATATGAAGATGCCGTAGACCGTCTAAAGAATGAGAAATGGGATAAATCCAGAGTCAAGAGAAGAATAAATAAAACGAAGAAGAAAAAAGATGTAGTAGAGTTAACACATTTTAATTGGATAAAAGAAGATTGTCTGAATCCATCAGAGCGTTATGTAAAAGCTTTAAAGAAATTTTACGATGACAGGTTGCTTGATCCAACTAAACACAAACTCTACATTTGCTACAAAGGTAAATATAGGAACAGGATCATTATTCCTATATTGGATAAAGACGATAATATAGTTTATTTTCAAGCCAGAAGAATTCCCAAAACTGGTATAATACCAAAATATGATAATCCAGCTTCTCCTAAAGAGATTATCATAATGAACTCCCACCTGTTTGATCCAGATAAGTACATAATAGTTTCAGAGGGTGTCATAGATGCTTGGATGGTAGGCACTCAGGGAACTTCTTGTCTAGGTAAATTCATTTCAGATGAGTTCCTATTTAAGTTATTGCTAATGACTAGTAAAGGAGTTATCATTGCTTTGGACAATGATGACGAAGGAAGAAAAGCTCTTATTAAATTCATGGAGGAAAATAAATATTCAAGAAAAGTGAATTATTTTTTCCATCCCTCCGAATTTGCAGAGTATGATGATATAAATAGTATTGTAAGAGGTAAGAATGTTCAAAATGTATATGAGCTTATTACCCGACACTCTGTAAATTTTTCTACAGCTTATGCCAAATTGACTATTTCTAATAAACTGTTGGAGGGTAAGAGTAATGCGAATAACAAACGTAGGAACAGACTACATAAGTCTAAACGAAGAAAATTATACTGATACGAAATTTCAGAACATTGTACGTGTACATCTAATCAAACTTGATTTTGAAACACCTACCAAAAACCTCATTAACAAAGTTCTTTATTTATTTCCGAAGACTAATCGTTTTGTGATAGAAGATAATATACGTGAGTATAATTCTATCCTGAAACGTACATCCAAGAAGTACTATGTTATGAATAAAGTAGGTGTGGATATAATCAGCTTTTTTAGGAAGAATAATAAAATACTTCTAAACTTCAATAATCTAAGCAAAGAGGAAAAAGACTTTTTTCTGATGGATGGAATTTTTGACGATGTATTGAGAAATACGGAGGTCATAGCCATTAGTAAAAATATGCATGACATGAAGATGGAAGTACTTGATAAATGGAAAGGTAACGTAATTATTTCAGAGAATAGAATATGAAGATATTAGCTATCGGCCCATACATAGGATCATGGGAAGAAGAGTTGTTTACTTTTCGTCCTTATGCACGTTGGTTAGCGGAAGCGGTTGAGTGGGATAAGATATATTTGTCTACCCATTTGAACAGAGCCTTTCTCTATGAGGACTTTGTTCCAGCCGAAAACATACTTCACGTATACCAGCAATACTCTAGGGATGAGAAGAATCAGCAAGGCTATACACATAATAAAATCCACAAAAGCGATTTTAGATTAATCTTAAAAAGATTCAAAGAAGAAATTATAAAAAGAGAGAAGTGCAATAAGAGAGATATAGAAATTCACCATCTATCCTATTCCAAGACCACTCCTCCGTATTCCATATATAACAAGCTTTTCGATGAAATTCCTAAAGTCAATATCAAGATACCAAGAAGACATCAAAAGAAAGTAATATTCATTCCAGCCAAGACAGAAAAAATAGAAAAGCTTGCGTATGTTTACAAATGGTTAAAAAAGAGGTATAATGCTATTGTAGTGGGAAGTACTGATACTTGGTTTTCAAAAGACAATGTGATTCTTAACCAAGTTGATTACTATGAGAATGGATGGAAGTATCTTGTACAATATATAACTTTAGCAAAAGCGGTTATTTGTCCAGCGTCCTATTGGACTGGGTTAGCTAATCTCCAGCAGAAAGCGGTTTTTAGTTGGGGAGAAAATCCAGGACAGTACAGATACGGAGGGATCTATAATTTTGGAAATGAAAAGTGTGTAGTTATTCCAGAGTCAGATGATCCAAATATTATAATCAGAGGAATGGAGGATTTTCTAAAAAATGAAGTTTAAAGATTTTGTGCAAGAAGATGTTAGGACTAGATTGGTTCATACTCCTTTAGGAACTACTGAAAGGGATTTTTACGAAAAGGTTGCTAGACATGATAAACCTTATATAGTAGAAACTTCTGTAGGTTTCGGACTTAGCAAGATGCATCTCAAGCGAGTGTTTGACTACATTAAGTCTTGGTTGATTCGATATGATATCAAACATGAAGCAATTAATCCATACCTTACAGTAGCAACCATTGAGGGAAATTACAAGAGAGATAAGCTTATCAAGGCTTTGAAGAGAACTAGAGAAAATCATGTATTTGAACCAGAAGGAGTTTTTATTTTAAGAGAAGATGATACTGATTATATTATCATAGACTATCTTCATAACAAAGGATTTGTGAAGGATCTAAACGAATGTCTTTTAAAATTTTCTCTTGCTAAAAAAGAGGACTCATGTTATGTTAAGTTATTCTCAATGAAGTCAGAGTCATTTCCTCTTGAGCTTTTTGATCAAATGATTTATAGTCTTCCAGAGCTACCAGATATAAGTGCTGGAAGCGTGGGGCTTTTGGTGAAAAGAAAATGATATACGAATTTAAATGTAATAATTGTCATATAACAGAAGAAGTACTTCCGATAACTTCTAAGCGAGAAACAACTAAATGTAAAATTTGCGGAGCGGAAGCAAAGAGAATAATATCCAAAAGCAACTTTGTTTTGAAAGGAAAAGGATGGGCAAAAGATGGATATGGAAACGGAAAAGTGTGAGGACTGTGGAGCAGAAGAAGAGCTAGTCTATGATGACGATGGAAGATTGTTGTGTACCGATTGTCTATTTGAAAGACAATGTATGGAGGATTACAATGGTAGCTAATGACTGGGAATGTGAACATTGCGGAAATATTTTTGAAGACTGGACTGATTCAGATGTAGAAATAACTACATGTCCTAAATGTGGTAAAGATGCACGTAAGATATTTCTTAAAGCTCCTAATTTTGAATTGAAGTATAATCCTAAAACAGATATTTGTGATTGGGATGGGAATACTACTCAATACTATAGAAAATATAATGAAGCAAAAGAAAGAGGAGAAAACGTAAGACTTCCAGAGGAAGGTGAATAATGAGAAAATTAAAATGGACGATTTTTAGCTTATTGTGTTGTATGATTTTTAGTTTATCCTGTTTTGCCGCTACACAACAAACTCCTGATCCATTTAAAAATCCTAAAGTAAAGCAAGAAGAACTACTAGTCAATTATGTATTGGACTCAGTACAAGATTATGTTAATTCTGTCAATTGGATAACATGGAATCCACAAAAAGACAATAGAGCAGATAAGATTGGAAATATAATTAAGAAGCATGGGTATTCAGAGGATTTTTACGGTGTTAGTATTTCCTCACTTGGAGATAAAGATAATGGAACTGTTTATTATTATGTTATAGATGTTTGTATTTTCTATCATTCAAATGCTGATTTATCTACTTGTGAAAAATTAATTGTTCAAATATCACCAATACCAAAAGGAGCAGAAAGATGATTATACATGCTAAACCATTCCAAATGGAGTGGAGTGGTGACGGAGAGGTTTGTTGGCCTGGTACTCTGTCTCCTAAACCAAAAGAAAAAGAAAAGGAGAAAGAAGAAGAGAAGAAAGAATTCATAGAGGAGGAAGAGTTCAAAGTATAATGTCGCTTTTTCCTAACATTAAGCCCATTTTTGCTAGTTAATGTCACTTAAAAGCAACATTAAGGGTTTATATGTTACTTTAAAGCACCATTGAGGAGGTTGTGTTATGATTTTCGTATTCGGTTGTGATGGTTATATCGGAAATGCTTTGACTCAAAGATTGTTAGCAGAAGGTAGAGAAGTAATCGGTTTCGATAACTTCTGGAGAAGAGAATGGATAGAGGGAATGGGTAGCATGTCTGCTACTCCTCTTTTAGACATGAACGATAAAGCTATTCTGTTTAATGATATGTACGATGGTACATTTTGTTTTGAGGAAATAGACATTGAGTGTGAACCAGAAATTTTAAAGAACATGTTTGAGGATTTTAAGCCAGATGTAGTAATTAATCTTGCTCATAATCCTTCTGGCCCATACAGCATGAAGTCGAGAAAAAATGCTGAAATGGTGTTATCAAATAATTATCTTGGAACCAATAATCTTTTATGGACTATAAAGAAATATACTCCAGAGTGTCATTATATCACTATTGGTACTACAGGAGAGTATGACCATTATTCCAATATTGATATTGAAGAGGGATATTTCACAGTCGAGCATAAGGGTAGAAAAAGCAATGAGATGATTTATCCACGTAGACCAGGGAGCATCTACCATTGTAGTAAAACTGCTTCTACCTATTTGATTGATTACCTTGCAAGAGCTTGGGATCTAAGGTGTACGGATGTCCAGCAATCTATTGTGTTTGGTATCTATACGGATGAGATTGATAAGCATAAAATCTATAGCAGATTGGATACAGACGAAGCTGGAGGAACGGTTATTAACAGGTTTGTCATGCAAGCTGTATTGGGAATTCCTTTGACTATATACGGAGAAGGAAACCATCAAAGAGGATTTTTAAGTCTCAATGATAGCGTTCAAGCCTTAATGATAGCAGTAAACAATCCAGCTATGGCAGGGAGTGTTCAAGTGTGGAATCAGTTAAGCGAATGGCACTCCATGAATGATGTTGCAAACATGGTAGGCAAGGTTTCTAAAAACTTTGGTATCGAAGTTCAAGAGAGTAACATAGAGACACCAAGGGTAGAATATACAGGAGAACATTACTACCATTATGTTACTGACAAACTTAGAAATCTGAATTATAAACCTACAAGGACGATTGAAGAAGAAATCGAATACATGTTTAAAGTTTTACTACCAATGAAGGATGAGCTTTTTCCTTTAGAAGCTGTAGTAGAGCCTAAGATAATTTTCAACAATCGTTGAAAGGAGTGATTTTAGTGAAAGTTTATTTTCATATAGCTCTGTTTCTTTTGAGTTTTACGATTGTTTTTGCTATTGGCTTAATAGCGCATTAACAATAAATATGTTGTAGGAGATCAAATGCAAAACAAGATATGTGTAGTAAATGAGTGCAGAGATCCAGAAGTACTAGTTGTCACTCCGTTGCTTCCAGAGCATGAGGTAAGCAGGGATACAAAAATTTCCATAAAGAGAAATAAAACTAAATATACATGGGTCAAGAGTTACGGAAATAACAACATTCCTACTAATGCATTGGAAGCCATAAAGTGGTACAAGAGCTTCAAGAAACTTCCTCCGTTCTATCTTATGATAGATAGAGATATTGTTTTAGGAAGAGGAATGATTGACAAGATGGTAGCGAAGCTCAAGAAGTTCAAGGAGTTTGATAGAGTAGGATATGCTTATGCATCCTTTGAATTTAAAGGACATGTGAACCAGAAATTTCCTGCCGATCCATTTGATATAAACAGGCTATTACAGGCTAACTACATAAGTTCAAATTCAATGTTTAGATCAGATGTAATTGAAAAGGTGGGTCTGGTAACAGATGATAAATATAAACGGTTACTGGATTATGCGTTCCTTCTCAAAGCCTTTAGAATGGGTTATGTAGGAGTACCAGTACCAGACGCTAGCTTTGTTGCTAAAAGCACTAAGGATGACATCTCCGCTGGATCACAGCAAGATTATGTTATTAAGTATAAGCGTGTATTTGAGGATTTTGTACAGCCGATTTTGGACGATGCAAAAAAAGCTTGACATTTGAAATCGGTTGTGGTATGATGGATATATATTGAAATGGAGGATCTTATGCTGAAATTTGATTATGACATTCACTAAGTAAATTCAACTTAGTGGAGGTCATTATGGAATACGGAGATAGACTCTTTGTAAGACCTTGGCATACAAGGTTTTGTGGGAATGTTCATTTTCGTTTTCGTGTAGATCCTGTACCGACTGTCAGCAAGCGTCATTACAGGTTCCGCAACTGGTATAAGTTCCCAAAGAGCACTCAAGAAAAACGTCTATGGTCAAGCGTTTACGGCAGACTGAAAAGAAGTCCTAAAAATCTTCCTGATGCATGGGATGACTATCAAAGGGGAGATGTAAGTACTCGCATATCATGGAAGAATCGTAAAATTAAAAAGCAATGGATGAAAAATATTGCTTGACATTTGTATTAACTTGTGATAAGTATTATATATAATCACAATTTTAACCAAAGGAGTTAAATCATGGATGGAGATTTTTTTGACATAGATGAATTCGTTATTGATCCAGACGAAGTTCAAGCTCCTGTAGAAGAAGGAGAGTTGTTTGATACTGGGAATCCGCAAGATCTGTTTTCAAGCGGTCAACCATCTGATCTTTTTTCTACTAAAGAATAATCCTCCGTTGTTGTTGTGAGATGCCCGACCCGACCTAGTTTGAGCCGCTAGGTCAACCCTAGTCATTTCTGGATGCCAGTCCAGTTTTTCGGAAGAAAAAATGACTAGTTCTTCAATAACCTTGTTTTTGGGGCAAGGTTGTTGTTTTCATGTGTTGCTTTGAGATTGGACACCTCAAAGTATCACCTCCTTTCGTTGCAAGTGGCAGGGGAGAGATCCTCTGCCACTTTTTTTTATATCTACCTACCTTTTTTAGAAATTCCGATCAAAAAATATATAAATAATAATTAGTAGGATTGTACTCTTGGAGGAGTGTTTATTTGAAACCTAACTGGAGACTCAAGCGGAAGAGTCAAATAAAACCAAAGAACTGCAAGCGCAAAAAGAGTAAACAAATCTTGAAGGAGGGTAAGTCAAATGGCAAGTGATAAAATGGATAAGTATTTGCAAAAAAAAGCAAAATACAAAGAAGTAGAGACAATTGATAACGTCTTTAAAAAGGCTCTTGATAAATCCGATACAGAGCAAGGCAAAAATAAGAAGAAAATGGAGAAGATGTTAATCAGGGATGAGGAAGATACTGGTATTCAAATGACAGAATCAGAGGACGGTGTAATGACTTATTTTACTGGTCAAGCTAACTACCACCAAGCTATTCGTTACGGAAGTAAACCAGAGCTATCAAGGAGATCCAGAATTCATAATCTACAGTTTGCCAGAGAAGTGCTGGCGGCAGAAGGAGTATTGACTCCAGATATTGACGAAGGGATTAAGAAAGGCATGGAGAATATCTAATGGCTGTAACAGAATATACAGAAGAGAACTTTGCTGAATTAACAGGCAAACAGATAAACAATTTTAGCTTTATGAGATTGTTCAATATCTTGCTGGACGAAGATAGAGAAACAAAGTTTATGAATATCTTTAGAAGCTATATCTTAAATGATGAGGTATTTACAGAGACAGCTTTCTACAATACTTATGAAGTAGCTAATGGAGAATTTTGGGATAACATTTCTTGGAACCTTTATGAAAATCAATACATTTGGTGGATATTGGCAATATTAAATAATATAGTAAATCCATTTGAGGAATTAGAGGATGGTCAAATTTTGAAGGTTTTAAGACAAGATTACGTTTATACACTAGTTAAAGATCTTGAAAGAATAGCAGAGCAAAAAGCATAATGGCAGATCAAATAAAAACAAATCTCGGCCCAGTAACCGACAATGAAGGAAGAAAAAAAGTAGTAAGAGATGTTGGAAGTAAAGGACAAGTGGCTCTTACTAAAGGTGTTTATGCGGTAGTATTACTTACCGAAATTGGAAATGTTGTTATGCAGAATGAAGATATTTACGAATTATATTTTGTAGAAGATATCTATAGCTTTTGTATGGTTGGTAAAATAATCTTCAATGATAGATATAATTTTTTTGAAAATGGCCCCTTTACTGGACAAGAAAAAATAGCTTTGATTTATGGTAGAGGGGAGTCTGATAAAAATATGGTCTTTGATATTTGGAAGATAAACAGAATTTCACAAGCTGGTTCTGGTATTCGGGAAAGCAATGAACAGATTATGGAGATACAATTTGTAGATCCATTTTATGCCGCTCTATCTTTGAGAAGATACAGTAGAAGTTGGCAGAATGAGAGATATTCAAAAATAATTTCTGATATACTTAACTACATGGTGTTTGTACAAGATGGTGGGTTTCCTTTGAAAGTAGAAGAATCAAGTAACAAGACGGATTTTATAATTCCTTATTGGATACCAAAAACAGCTTTAAATTATTTATGTAGAAGAGCAAAGGGAAGACGTAGTGGCACAAGTGGATATCTTGTTTTTAATAATACAGTAAACGGCTTAACCACTAATGCTGTATCATTGAATTACTTGTTATTGGATGTGGATAAGACACTAGATAAAAAACCATATAGGTTTCAAGGTTCTAATATATCAGAATCAAATAAAATTCTGGAGTGGTGGATTAGTGGATTAGACAGAACATCTAATCCAGTATTGAGGGGAGGGAAATGGAGAGGATATGACTTCAATACAAAATCCCTTCTTCAAACAGGATATAGATATTCTGATGGAGTGAGTAAAAATGTAATGTTAGGTAGAAAAACATTATATACTAAAATGAATGATGTTAGCTCATCCAGTTTAATAGTTGGTGATAATAATACCGAAACGCTTTCTGATATTGCTTTTAATGATTGGTCTAAACGCTACAACATGCAGTTCATTATGAATCTTGTAGTAGAGGGAGATGAGAAAAGACATGCTGGACAACATATAGAGCTTGAGTGGCCTGGAATTCAAGGAGCCGAAAAAATGAATGATGCTTTGATGGGAAAGTATATGATAAAATCCGTCACTCATAGTTTTAAGGCTGGACAAACATATCCATATAAACAAAGACTTGTTTGTATAAAAAACGCTTATCATAATAGCAAAACAAAAATGTTGTATGATGCGGAAGTTACAAATTTATATAGTCAAAAAACTCAACCAAATATAATTAGAAGGAATTAATCATGTTAAAAAATGCTCCTAGTGATTTACAAGCTGAAACTGATAGGCTAATAGGGTTTTTTAGAGGAGTTGTAGAGGATAATAAAGATCCTAAAAAAGCAGGACGTGTAAGGGTTAGAGTATTCGGTCTTCATACAGAAAAAAAATTCAAAACAGAGACAGACGGAATACCCACAGAAGAGCTTCCTTGGGCCGAGCCTTGTTTACCTATAACAGAAGGATCTATAAGCGGTTTCGGAGTTTGGGGAATTCCACTACAAGGTTCTCATGTTATGTTATTTTTTGAAAATGGAAATCCATCACAACCTAGATATTTTGCTTCCATGCCTGGGATTCCAGAGAGCAAAAATTCCTTGAAGAAGACAATGGTTACTAAACCAGAAGCTTCTTCAAAAAAAGAAGGGTTTAGAGATCCAGACGGAAGATATCCTACTGATAACAGGCTAGGAGAACCAGATGTACATAGATTAGCTAGAGGAGTAAAAGATCAAACACTAGTTACTTCTAAAGAGGAAAATCTTGATCAAGCAATACAGGTAGCTTACGGAGGAAGTTGGGATGAGCCTAGTCCAGCTTATGCCGCTAAGTATCCTCATAATTTTGTATTGGTAACTCATGGTGGACTGGCAGTAGAGATTGACTCAATACCTACATGGAAATTGATAATAACGGAGTAATGGTAATCCGTAACCAGTCAGACAAATATGAGATAGTCATAGAGAATAAATATGTCCATATTAATCAAGACAATTACGTAACCGTAGAAGCAGATGAAAGGTATAAAGTCAAGGGAAATAAACAAACAGAAATTAATGAAAACGAAGAAAGAAAGGTTGACGGAGACAGGACAACTCAAATAGGTGGGGATGAGTCAGATACCGTATCTGGAGAGCTTAATATAATAGTAACAGGAAAGGCTAATATTACTTCATCCACAGAAGTAAACGTAACAGCACCAAGGATTAATTTGAATTAAAGGAGAAGTATATGGCAACACCATCGACCAGAAGATGTACAGATTCGGCTATAAGATCTTTAGAATCAGATGTAGCCGCATTGGAGTCATATAGGGATACTTTAGAAACTCAAGTTCAAGATTGGATAAATGACGCTTTTGATTTTGATACAGGTCTTCTTACAGATCCATTTGATATGGCTCAAGATGTAGTAAATAATATGACTACTACTACTTTTGGATGTGATGATAGTCAAATTCCACAGTTACCAGATTTCATTCAAGATTGTCTCAATAAGATTAGAGGAGAATTAAATAGAAAAATAAAAAACATAGAAAGAGACACGGCTGGTGTGGCTTTAGCCGCTCTTTCAGTAGCAGAAAGATTTTTATGTAGTAGTTTATCAGATTTAATATCTCAGTTTGAAAGATATAGCTTGAACAGATTACTAGATGCAATAGAAAGAAATCAAACCTGTATTCTTAGCTCAAAAGATGCCGCAACATGGGCTGATCAAATGGATGATATGAATGATAGAATAGATCAAGTCATAGATGATCTACCAATTGATGCCAGCGGAAATTTCGATTTTGACAAATTAACGGAAGGTCTTGATTCAGGATTGAAACAGAACTTGGATATTTACAAAACACAAACAGATAGTACAGTTAATGCGGCTAAAGAGAACATGGAGAAATCACTAGCATCTAATGTTACTGATTTTCTTCCTCAGAATAGGTTTTAATATGGGATTACCTCATGGTAGATTAACGGATGTGGGAGTAGGAACTTGTTGCTGTCATAGCTCACCTACTTGCATAGGGATGTCTGGAATCATAGTAACTGGTTCACCTAATGTGTTTGCAAATTCACTACCATCTGCAAGACTAACGGATGTGGTATTAGGTGGGTGTGGACATACAGGGATAATGGTGACTGGCTCTGGAAGCGTGTTTACCAATGGTTTACCAGAAGTAAGATTGACTGATTACTTCACAGGATGTTTTTTCGGGATCATAGTAACTGGTTCCCCTAACGTGTTTACAGGAGGGTAAAATGAGTGACGTAACAAAATTACAAGAAATGGTGGATGGGTATCCAGACCAAATTTCTCAAATGGGAGACTCTATAACGGAGCTTACCGCTATTGCTGATGACTTACAGGAGCAAAGAGAAGCAATTGAAAACGTAGTATTGGCAGGGCTTGAGAGTGATTCAGATGACTACTTGGATCAACTATTAATTGACTTAGAAAATGAAGGGAAATGTGGAACGCTTTCTGGATGTACATTAACAAAGGGAGCAAACTACGGAGTAGATGGGAATTTAAGCGATTGGGAAATAACAAAAGAAGTAGCCACAACCATACCTAATCCAACTCCTCCTCCAGCTACAATTCCTTCTACTACTCAAGTTACCGTATCCGCTGGAGCGGCTTTAACGGAAGGAGAGCAGTATCAAAGACAGCAAGATTACTATACAGCATGGGATCATATATGGAAGTCATTAGATGAGACTGGAACATACGGCATTAAAGCTACCAGAGATAACGTCAATACTGGCAAGAGTATTGTAGAGATAAACAAAGCAAAGATTGAGGACGTATTAGAAGTATACAGCAAATTCACATAAGGAGAAGATATGAGCTTAGTAGACAAGTATTTAATAAACGAAAGGCAAATGGATTTGAGACAAGAAGTTAGAAAAGCTTATTCCAGATTTGAGCAATTCAAAGGTAATTCTGGAAAAATAAACAGACGTTCAAAAACCATGAAGGAGCGCATTAAGCTGATTGCTTGGTATCTTGTTTTAGAGAATGAGAATTTTCATAGAGAGAACGAAACGGTTGCTAGACAATTTGAAACCCTTTTTGGAGAAGAAATTACTAAGACATTTGAATACAGGAATTTCAGATTTATAGATGAGGTTCCGAAACGTGTCCGTCCATGTCCTACATGCGGAGGGTCTGGAGAAGTATATAACTAATGAGATTTAAGAGATATATACAGGAGTTTGCTTTTAATCCAGAAACCCATATAAAAGGAGCAAAGGCAGGGTATGATAAATCAATAGCCAAGGCTCTTGTGATATTGAACAAAAAGGGATACAAAACATATGCTAGTCATTCAGGGCTTCAATCAGACCATAAAATAGAAACAAGTCCTAGTGGGTATATATCCTTTTTGAAAGCCGACTTAACACAAGACCAAATAGACAAAATAAAAGTTGTAGGTAAAAAACTAATGGATAAAGTAGAAACATATCCACCAAACATGATTGTGGTGAGACTATGGGCTAAAAAAACATCTGATCCATATAGTGAAGATTTACCTTTTAATTATATAAAAAATAAATGGATACAGTTTGCTAATAATTTATGAAATTTTTAAAATATCTTATAGAAGCTAGACAGCAATTGAAAGATTGGCAGGACTACATACGGAGAAATAAGGAACTGCAAGCGGCAGTTTCTATCTTAAATAAGATAAACAGAGCCAAGTACAAAGCTTACATAGTCGGAGGTTCTGTAAGAGATATCATCTTAGGGAACCTGAAACCACATGATGTAGACATTGCTACAAACATGCCAATAGAGGAGATTTCCAGACTCTTTAGGACTTATGACATTGGAAAGTCTAAAGACTTTGGAATAGTTGTAGCTAAAGAAGGTGGTTTTGATTTTGAGATAGCTCAGTTTAGAACAGACGGAAAATACTTTGACGGTAGAAGACCAGACACCGTACAGATTACAGGAAGCTTTGAAGACGATGTAGGAAGAAGAGATTTTACTATAAATGCAATGGGCTTAAATGCAAAGGGTGAGATCATAGACTACTTTGACGGTAGAAGAGATATCAAGAACAAGGTTTTGAAAACGGTAGGAGATCCTTTTAAGAGATTTGGAGAAGACTATTTGCGAATGATGAGACTCGCAAGATTTTCTTCCAAGTTGGATTTTGATATAGATCCGAAAACTAAAAAAGCGGCTCAGAAACTTTCTCCGAATATTTTAAGCCTTGCTCCAGAAAGGGTCAAGGAAGAGCTACTAAAATCAGCGGCTCAGAGCGGAGAGAAATTTGCTAACTACATTAAGATTTTGGATGAGTTAAAAATATTGAAATATGTTTTACCAGAAGTAATGAATCTGAAATGGTTTAGAGAAAATTTACAACACCATCCTGAAACAAGAGGGGAGGGAGGAACGGTTTACAGTCATGTTATGTCAGCACTTAAAAAGAGCGATACTAAAAATCCGCTTAAAAATCTGGCTATACTTTTACATGATATCGGAAAAGGAGTCACCTTTGCCCCACACAAATCAGGAGGAACACCTACATACTACAGTCACGCAGAAAAAAGCATCCAACTAGTCAATGCAATCGCAGACAGGTTAAGGATGAGTAATAAGGAAAGAGATGCCATTGTCTTTGCGGTAGGCAATCATATGAAGTTTCACAAGATCCTTGATATGCGTCCAGCTAAAGTTGCAAAACTAGTCAATGATGAAAACTGGGATGTGCTTGTGGCTGTAGGTAAAGCAGATGAGTTTTCCAGAGGAGAAGTTTTCAAACATGCTGGAGAATTTGAAAAGATAATTGATAAGGCTATTAAGATCAAAGAGAAGTATGGAACTAAAGAAGTAGGCAAACGTATTAAGCTTGTGGACGGAAACCATGTAATGGCTATTACTGGAATGAAGTCTGGAAAGAAATTAGGAGATGTGATTCGTCAGACTACAGAATGGATCATGGACAATGATGTTTCAGATCCAAAAGAAATAGATGATTATATCAGGAGAATTGCAACATGAGATTAAGCCAGTATTTGAGATCAAACGATAATGATAATTTCAAAGATCAGATACGTGAAGTTAATGAAATTGTATTAGGAGTTAACACTTGGCTCTTCATTGAACATCCTTTATTTGAGGATGTATATTATCCAATTGAGAGAGCATTGACAGAAGATGAAAAGGAACATTTTACCTTAGTCAATGAAGTATCAAGAGAGGAGAAGAAAAGACGAAAAGAACTAGCCGCTGAATACCAAGCAACTAAAGATATTCAGCCAAGTAGTGAATGGGATAAAGAAGTAGAAAAGGTTTTCAAAAGTTTAACTAGCAAAGCCAAGATATCTTTCCATGCTCTGGATGATTTAGGAAAGAAGTCATTTATAGGGAAGTATATTCTTCACGGTCTTGAAGCCAGTCCTACTACTGGTTGGGGAAGACAAGCCACCGCTGATAGAGATCAAAAGGAATTATATTCAGACCATCTCAAGAGCTATAAAGAAAAACAGAGATTCGCTAATGACATCATAAAGATGTATAAAGCGTGGCAGGAAGAGCAGAAAGAAGGTGAGCAACAATTAACTAATGTAATGAAGAGATTCAAGAGTGTTGTGGATCTTGAAGCAAGTCTTGGTAGAAGTACAGATGGTCAAGTTGCGAAATTATTTGAATGGACTAAAGACAAATTTGGTAAAGGGTGGTTTCCAGAAGAAGCATATCTTGAATTTTTATTTAAGATAAGAGCAAAGCAGTATAACAATTTAAAGGAGCTTCAAGGATGTGTAAAACAATGGAGCGCAATTGACGGAAACACAAAGACTAAGAAATCAGTCGATATGTCAACCGTGTGTCCAAAGAGAGAAAAACTTCTTGATATGATGAAAGAGTGGGCAGAAGCTCAGAAGGATTTAACTAACGCAATTGAATCTGGTGCTGATGAGGGAACCATAAAGAAGTTAAGAGATAGGGAGATAAAATTACAAGTCACAGAAGCCAATAATCCTACATGTTCCTATTGTTATGTGGAGTCTGGAAGAGAAATAGCGGCAAAGAATCCTGGATACTTCTTGGCTAAAGCCGAAAAAAGAGGATTGAGATATCAAGATACATTCAAGGGCTGGCTAGTAAAAAATAAAGATGGAACATATCAAACAGATAAAGATGGTAATTATGTTCTATCAAAAACAGGAATAAAAAATAGAGAAACATTTAACAGAATGGGTGGGTTGAGGTTCTTCTCTTCTGGTGACTATATAGAAAATGAAGCTACGGATAAAGAGATAGAGAAGATCATTGCAGATGCACAATTGGTGGGGCTTCAACTAAAGGCAATTACTAAGCAAGAGAAGTTCGTGAAGAAATACGGAGGACGTAAGTTTACAGAAGGGCCGCTGAAAGGCAAACCAGTATTTAATATCAATATGTCTGTAGATGAACAGAGAGGATTTAAATTGGAAATTGCTAAGAGTATAAAGAAGCAATATCCAGGCAACGTCAACATAAGAGTAGTGGCATATAACCCACAGGATGCAGTAAGGTATTCTAAAGATCCAGCGGTTGATGTTATTACTTTATTGCATTTCAAAGCAAGAGGAGAAAGGTTAAAGAACAAAGAGCTTTACCAGAATATGAGTCCAGGTAGCAAGGGCTGGAAACAAGCCATTGAAGGAATGAAAGAAGCCCATCCGAAAGAAAATTGGAACAAGATTCTTTCAAAGCTATGTTGTGCTACCGCTCATTGTACTACGTGTCCTAACGCATGTGGTTTTAATCCAAGAAGAGTAGCGGATTATACTCAACTTGCTAAAGGAGGAAAGAAAGTTTTAAAGACAATAATCTAAGGAGAGAGAAATGAAATTCAAACAGTATTTAGAGGAGAAGAAAGCTCCTAGTGTTAATATAGAAAAAATGAGCGATAAGGATCTATTGAGTTTCTATTTAGCTCATAAGAAAAAGAATTTTACTGGTCTTAGTGGAAATGTTTTTACTAGTCTTATAGATGAGATAAAACTCCGTAACTTGACTCGCAAATTGACTGATAAAATAAAAGAAGGTGAAGAGCCAATGGGAGTCACAGTCTATAGAGCACTATTGGCAAAGGAACTGAAAACAAAACCAAAGTTTTTAGAGTATGTCGATAAGGATAAACATGGATACTATTTCAATGTGAAAGATCCTAAGAGCAAACATTATAATAGCACAAGGCTTATAAAGAGAAGAGTATGAAAAAAGTGTGTCCTACATGTGGCAGAAACAGGAGACTTGACAAGCAGTACTACAATAATCGCTCCAGACCGAATAAGAAAAATGGTGAATGTAAGGATTGCCAGAGCGACAGGAATAGAAGAGATAGACAGTCTTTAAGATATAAAATCCTCAAGAGAAAAAGAGACAAGAAATGGAAACAAGACAACAAAGATCATGTCAAAAATTACAATGCCAATTACTACAGGAAAAACAAGGAAAGAATAATGTCTAGAAGAAATACAGAATCCATCCTAATTATCGAAAATCCCGATAAAAAAAAGATAAATAAATCTAGTAGCACTAAAAAAAATTCTTATGACATTGTAATTGATCCTAAGAGGAAAGAATAATGGTTGATCAAACATATTTTTGGAGTGATTTAGACGAAAATTACAGTCGGCAATCCGATGGTGATATTCAAAGAGATGTTGATGTAGCCGCTATTCTCAATAGTATACGTAACATTATATTGACTATTCAAGGCGAAAGAAGGATGTTGCCTACTTTTGCTACTAATTTCAGAGGACTTTTATTTGAGCCTATTGATGAAGTTACTGCAAGGCTCATAGCGGAGGGATTATTGGAAGCTATCAATATATGGGAACCAAGAGTTACCGTAACAGGTTTCGATATAGAACCTAGACCAGATGACAACTATTATCGCTGTAGAATTAGATTTACTATACTTGGAAGAGATGATACCGAAACTATCAATTTTGTTTTGACTAGATAACGGAGAAGAAATGAAATTCAATAATTGGTTAAAATTAAATCATCAGTTTATAGATAAAGGCAAGGCAATAAAGATAGGCAATTATGATGCTATGCTTTACTGGGATGAAGAGAAACGTCACTATAGAGTAGAGATAGAGGATATGGGTAATGTAGGACGTTCCCAAATAAGTGCTGAGTTGGCAATAGAGGATGCAAAAACAACTTTAGGAGTAAAATAAAATGGCAGAATTCATACCGAGCTACCTAGAAATTGACTTTCTAACATTGGTAGACAAATTCAGGGAAGAACTACAACAAAATGATGTTTTTAGAGATTATAATTTTGAAGGTTCTAATATTTCTATTCTTATAGAGCTTATGTCATATGTTGGAGAATTGACTACTTTCTTCACAAACAAGATTGCGAAAAATGTTTATTTAGAAACTTGCGATGTTTATGAAGCGGCAAATAGATTAGCTAGGCAAGTTGGATATGAACCTAAAGGTGTAAGATCAGCTAGAGCTACAGTAACCGTGACTGTATCTGGAACTAACGCTGGAGATATCCTAAGAGTACTTCCTTGGAAGCAATTGAATTCTGGAAGATCAGACGATGAGGGGAATTCTATTTTATTTGCCACTACTGCATCCGTCCAAGTAACCGCTTCTGGCCCATCCGTAACATTTCCTCTTCCAATAAGACAAGGACAAATTATAGACTTAGAAGGATACTCTGGTGACGATTTAATTGATAATGAATTGATACTTCCAGTAGATTATGCATATGACGATGATTTAACAGACGTTTATCCTACAGTAAGAGTTCTTATTAGTCCTTCTGATGGAACTGCTACCACTCAATGGGAAAGGGTTTCAGATTTTTATTTAGATTTGATTCCTCAAGTATCTGATAATGTCTACATGTTTATTTTTGATAGATATGAAAGACAGAAGATAGTTTTTAACTCAGCTAGAAGTGTTCCAGATGTAAATGACAAGATAGATGTTAGAGTGCTTGATTCTCTAGGAACAGAGGGAACTATAGGTGCTGATGCTGGTGAAACATGGCAGATTATAGATGATGAGTTTATGGAGTTATGGAATCCAACTACAGATCCAATTCCTTCATTTGTAAACAATAACACCATTACAATTTCTCTTTCAGCCGCTAGCATTGGAGCTTCTTCTCCAGAAACTATAACGGAGATCCGCTTCAACTCTGCTTCCGCTTTAAGAGCGCAATTTAGGGATGTTACCCCGAATGACTACAATTCCTACCTTTCTTCACGTTCAGATGTCATAAGAGCAAATGCTTGGGGAGAACAAGATATATCTCCTTCCGCTGGAAACCCACAGGAGTATAATATAGTTCATTTAAGTGTTATTCCTCAAGTATGGGGGAACAATACTATAGTAACCTCCGCTGGAATGTTCTGGACTGACTGGGGAGTGTCAGCGGCAACTCTTGTACCGCTTAGATATGCAGTAGCATGGGAAGATGAATTACTCAATTATTTAGCTCCAAGAAAAATGATATCAGCTTATGAGGTATTTGAAGTTCCAGACCTTGTTTACTTCACATTTGAGATAGGAGTACGGATAAAGAGGATCTATAACTTTACGGAGGTAGCACAAGATGTATTGAATAAATTGATTTACTACTTTAGACCACAAAATCAATTATTCAATAGTGAAATGGATTTCAAGGATGTTGTAGAATTTTTGATGGATACAACACAAATATCACCTAGTAATGAATTTGAGAATATAAAAGGAGTACGAAATATAGATATACGTGATATCAATAGCAATAAATTTATCTATTCTATGTCAGCGGCTTATGGTCTATATCCAAGATGGGTAACTCCTCCTTGGACTAATAGAGATAATATGCTTAGACCGATTCAATTAGGTTTAAATCAATTTCCAGTTTTGGCTTTTGATGCAGTAAAAATAGTACAGGAATACTAATGGAACAAGAAGCAGTAAAAAATATAGTAACAGCGATCACTCCTGAATTATGGTATTTCTTTCTTCAAATGGTAATGACAGCAATTTTGTCATTAGCTATAATTCAAGTTCTTAGGAGTCTTGTAGCATATTTTTTTGTAAGAATGGATAAAGAGCTTTCTAGAAATGTGAAAGTTATCTATGACGGAAGAGAAGGATATATAACAGATATTAATGTACAAAATCTTACCATTACAATGTTAAATGGAAATGAAGTATTCATTCCAATTACTAAGGTAAGACAAATGGTATGGGAAATACCAAAAAGAAATGGAAAACCACAACAAAAGAAAAATTAATGTAGTAAAAATTATAACGATAATAGCCACTATTTTAGCTATAGTAGTTTCTGGAATTACTATATATAAAGAAATTAGAAAGGATGATGGTATATACATCGAACAAAGATTGTCTCCTGAATTAATGGATAAGCTTGGAAGTGGTGATAGTGGTGAAATAACTATTGAAAAAGGTATAACAATCAGGAGAGACAATAACGATGGGTAAGTTTTCAGATCCCAATTACCAATTACTTCAAAGATATTTTGATATTTTAGGAAGTAGACAAACTGGTACTCAACTGTCTTACTTAGCTGGCCCAAGGCAAAGTATATGGACGGATGGAGGAGCGTTTACTGTTCTCTATGAGAATGATGCTACCAAAGGATTTGTGGGTCATAAGTTTCTCATTAAAGAAATAGATGGTAATCGCTTCAAGATGGAGTATCGTGGGGTCTATGATGACTTCAAGAAGTATCGTACAGATACAGAGACAGAAGCTTTAAGTGCCGTTGGTGTAGGCAATGAGATGTACTTCCGTAAGGATAGCTTCTTCCATGCTTGGCTAGCTAGATCTGAAAATGAAGCCTATAGAAATTATGTAAATCAAAAAAGAACATTTGCTTTCTTCGGAAAGCTTTGGCCCGTAAGTAGATCTTCAAACACCTATGCTATAGAATTTGAAGGTCTTAAAGACTACGCATTAAGAGCCTTACCAGCACATAACCAGACCACCAATGTAAAGGAATGGTTACAAGTCTATTTTGATCAAGTTCACCATGAACCTTATACAATGTTGAAAACTCTATGGTCTTTAATGGACGCTAGAGAAATTGACTTGAAGTGGTTAGGGTACATTGCTCAGATATACGGAATAGAAATAGCAGAAGAGATGTCAGAATTGAATATCCGAGAATGGGTAGAAAATCTGATTTACTTCTTAAAGCGCATTGGTGCTTACAATGCTCTGTATATTATCTACAAACTGTATCTATCAAATTCTGAAAATGTAATGAATGTCTATGAACGGTGGGATGAGTGGTGTCAGCCTGAATTATTTGAACTGGATGGAATCACTTTAAAGAATGAAGCGAGTTATGACAGATTTCCAGGCTTTCACCCTGGACTTCCTACTGGAGTAAGAAGTTATTTTGGGCCAGAAATATATCCTATCAATGACTACAATTGGCTGGAATTCTACGGTCAGTTTCCATCTGGTGGAGGAGGAGATTTATGGTATTCTCAATTCAATCCTGCTTTCTATCCAGTTCACGCTACGGAAGCTCCAAGTGGTAATTGTACCGCTGAAATATGGGATTGTGGGCCACCTGAAAGTTTCCTTTGTTATGATCCAAGAGAATTAAATTCTTTTGTAACTGATATCAGAACATATTCTATAGGAATCTCCGCATATGATACCGTTGATACTTTGACTAGGACATTGACTCTATCTGGTCAAAGTTTTTCTGGAGACTTTGAGCATTGTGCTGGAGTTGCCATGTCTCCGAAAACAGTTACAGACTGTAGCTTTATCTTCTATGGTGTCAGTCAAGATGTCTATGGATTCGGAACCACACCTAATGACTGGATTGGTGTGGCAATGGAAAAGGTAGGAACACAAAGACGATTTGCTGTATATGAGAAATACGGAGCAACTATTTACTCTACTATAGGAACCAAGACTGATTATGAAGTCAGCAAACGGTATAGAATAGGAGTAGACAGGACATGTCCTTCCGCTGGTTCTCCTACTTTAGAAGTTTATATTTATGACGGTAAGAGAAGAGAAGAGAAACTAACGGAGATAATTACTCATACATTACAAGCGTGTCCTGACTATACTGTACTCCATGCAATGAACTCATTCACTAACGGATTGGATGGTCAGTTCTTCGGAACTGTTTTCAGACAGCATGTTGATTTTTCACGTTTGACTACAGGAGTCGGGCCTACTGGACATCCAGTAATAACTCCTCATTACATAGTAGAATTGGATCTGAATACGGAGCCGCTGATTGATGTTGAGCCTTTTAATGAGTTATTTGCTGGTGACGATTTTATCATTAATAAATTTTTAGCAGATGAGTTAATACGAAACTGGGAATATGTAAGACCAGTTAACAAGCATGTTCTGTATCACGAATTTTTAGCTCCTCCTGCAAAGGAAGAGCGAATTGCTACTTCTGTTCCTCTATATCCTCTGGACTCAAATGGATATTTTAATACGTTCTTTACAGGAAGTAGGTTCCTGTCGGCTGGTGGGCCTACTCCATCGGCTGGTATTGCTACCTATCTGCATATACAGAAAACTTCAACAAAGACATGGACTATTAATCATGGTCTTGGAAGATATGTAGTAATTCAGGCATGGGAATCACTAGAAGGTGCTGGTTGTGGTAAAAATCCTACGGCATTAGCAAGACGTATAGAACCTAAGAATGTATGTATTATAGATGACGATACCATTGAATTGAAATTTGCTCAACCAGTAAATGGATGGGCTACATTGGCTGGAGAAGCATGGGCGTTGACTTATCTACATAGAGAATGTGGGTGTCCAGATAGTATTTGGACTATATTCCATGACTTTGAAGATACTCCGTCTGGTGGATTGGTTGGATATCCAAGTGGAGTTGGGCCGCTAGTCAATTTCTGGTTACATCCATCTTCGTCAAGTTCTAGTAGTAGTAGTCAGTCAAGCTCTTCATATTCAAGTTCTTCAAGTTCCTCAAGTAGTTTATCTTCCTCAAGTAGTTTATCTTCCTCAAGTAGCTCAATATCAGTTTCAAGTAGTAGTAAATCTTCTTCATCTTCCTATAATTTGGCTTTAGGATGTGAGACTACTAACTGTTTTACTTTTTCTAATTATCCATCTGGTGGGTATATAACTAGTGCAGGGCCAAGTGCAGGGATATTATATCCTTCTGGATATGTACCATCTGCTGGAACTATAAACGGAGTTCTACAGGGAGATGTTCTTGACTATACGAAAGTAAGAATAAATGAATGGGATCAATATGGAGGGATTCTTCCAGTAGAAGAACAAATTCCTCATGCTAATTATTTATGGCCCTATTTGAAATTTGCTGGTCATGGACAACTTTGGGATAGATGGAGTTATCATACAGCAATACCTATAGTTGATGGAAATATAGTAGATGTATCTCTTAAATGGATTAACACTTATGAATATTCACCTAATAGTGGTTCGTTTAGTTGGGTGGCTTTCTTAGCTCTATCTGAAAGTCCATATGACTTTACTAATCATAAATCAATGTGGGGAGTACATAATTCTTTCTATGCACAACTCGGTCTTGATGGATATCCTCCTCCTAGTGATAATTGTGGAGGAGCATATACACAACAAGTTTTACAATATAGGAGAAAACATCCAGTAGCACCAGATAGATATGGAGAAGTATTTGCTTGTTATATGCCTAGTACTTTAGGAGCGGCATGGCAAGGATGGTTGAGACTTAAAGGAATTATACGTGATCTTGGTGGTGGGAATTTTCAATTAGAAGAACATTTTTACTACAAAAATTATAATTCTCCTCTTCTAGGACATGACGATGATTGGGTAGAATTTTGGCCCTCTGGTTTTGTTGGTGTTCCTGAATTACATAATCTTGGAGTATCATTGAATCCATTGTATATACATTTTGGATTTGCCGCTGGAAATGTCGGTACAGATGTAGGAAACTATTCAGTAAGAGGACATATATCTACAATTACAGACCTTTGTGTAAATGTGTCTGGTGGGATTCCTTGTCCATCGTCAAGTTCAAGCTCTACTTCAAGTTCAAGCTCAAGCTCCTCAAGTATCTCAAGCTCTTACAGTTCTAATTGTGCGGAAGATTTACTAGATATATCAGGTGGCGATCCAGACTATCATCGTTGGGGAGTAATTCTTAATCAAAATAATTATATGGGAGGTTCACCAGCTACATACTTTGATTCACCACCACCTACGGCTCCTAGTGGATTTGGTCAGCTTAACTTCTACAGATATGATAATTTCGGAGCCGTAGCAGGAGTAACACGTAGCTCTGAAATTCAAAGTGAATGGACTATTCCTAATAATTGTCCTTTCGATATATCTATTGATTGGACAATTGAAACTTACTCTGTAGTTGGAGCAGGAGCATATTTTGAATTTGGTTTGCATCCTGTTTTACCAGCCGCTAATGATAATCCTATTACAGTAAGGAATACGTATAATGTCGGTACAAATAGAAATCAACTTCAAGTAAGAACAACTCTTGGTGGATCTGAAACTGTTTTTGATTATGGCTCAACTTCTCCGAATAACTATCCTGTCAATGGTAGATTCAGAATTGTGAAGCCTGGAACTGGTAATACTTTATACTTCTACCATTTTGATTTTTCACAATTAAGATGGGAATGGGCTGGAAGCACAAGTGGAGAAGATATAAGAGTAATGCTTAGAGCATCAACATTGCATCCAAATGGAACAGACTTGGATATGGCTTTTTATAATTTTAGATTTTTGACTCCACCTACTTCTGCTTGTTTAAGCTGTTTTAGTAGCTCCTCATCTAGTTCTTCTAATTCGTCAAGCTCCAGTTATTCAAGTTCCAGTTCACTAAGCTCTTCGTCAGAGTCAAGTTCTTCTGCTAGTGCTACAACATTTTCATTTAGCGCACCAATAGCAGGATCAAGCGCAGCGCTAGGTTTTAGTGCGGCAACGTGGGATGGTGTTAGGAACTCTCCCACAGCAGGAGGTATATTTCTTTCTCCTACATATATTACAGGATATATAGGCAGAGATTCTTCTGATTGGGAACTAGAGAGATCGGTTGTTACTTATAATGTATCTGGTATACCGTCAGCTAGTACGGTAGTAGCCGCAAGGATGATAATTGTTGGTGCATCGGTTGCCTTTTTCCCTGATGATTCAATAAGTCCACCATATACAGAGGGGATGTATATGGAGATATCAAATCATGCCGTTCCACCTACGATAGCAGATTGGGATGCAGGAACAGGAATTCAAATAGATAATTCTGGTCAGTTTCCAGATGGGGCCGCTGCGTTTACTTTTGATTTTGGAGGGGCTGGAATATCATACTTACAATCAATTATAGGACAGTCTCTACCAACTGGATATGCTAAATTTATGTTTAGAGAAACATATGACTTTACTAATGCTAATCCTGATCCAAATGTACTTCCTTTCTATGGAACTTCAGGAGCGTTGAGAATCCGTTGGAGTAGAGCAACAGAAATGACATTTGAGATAGATGTAATCTAAATTTAGATAAATATTAATAATATGGCTTGGAATAATTACATAACATTTAATGTCTCAGGAGCAGGAATAGACTTAACAGATTTCCCTGTTATGATTCCTCTTGCTTCTGCATCTGGACTTACATCAGAAGACCTTACAGATATCTTCACTAAGATTGGTTCGTCTTCTTTAAAGATGAAAATAGAAGATAAAAATCTCAATCAACTTTATATAGAAGTAGATGTATGGGATGATATTAATGAAAGGGCTTGGGTGTTTACCAAGATTCCTAATCTTCCAGCCAGCGGAGCAGATTTCACTTTATATTATGACTCTAGTGAACCAGATAATACTCAATATGTAGGTACTGTAGGAACTAGTGCGGCTCAAGCCGTTTGGGATTCTGGATTTACTCATGTATTCCATCTAAAGGAGTCAAGTGACGGAACGGCAGATGAATTTAAAGATTCAACTCAAAATGAAAATCACGGTTTTGGTGGAGGAACAGTAGGATATCCTACTCAGGTTGATTCTTTACTAGGTAAGGGGCAAAGATTTGGTAGTTCTCCAGATGGTCAATATATAAGAACCAAAGGACTTGATCCAGATGGTAGGGATGCTAATACAGTTGAAGCTTTCTTTAAAACTCCTAGTGGTTCTATGCCTACTAACAACGGATCAATAGTAATGAATCCAGAAAGTGTTACCAGTTCTTCTTTTAACTTAGTCAATATTAATGGAACTCCTAGATTTTTTCAATATACTCCTACTGGCAGCGGAACAGCAAACGGAGCAACAACTTTACAGATAGACACTCAATATTATATGGTCGGTAGATGGGCTTCTGGTGGGCCAGTAGAAGTTTTTTTGAATGGTATATTAGACGGTCAATCTGCTAATGTTAGCGGTGTTATAGGTCGTGGTGTAGCTGATAGATATGGAATTGGTAACTGGAGGGTAGTTAGTGGTCGTGAAGCACAATACCATACTATAGATGAGGTTAGAATTTCAAGCATTGAAAGAAGTGTTAACTGGTTGAAACATACAAATGCTACTCTTCGTGATAATATAATTACTTTTACTCCTTCTGGTGCTAGTTTTTCTTCTTCATCTTTTAGCTCTTCCTCATCGTCAATCTCATCTAGTAGTTTATCATCGTCATCTTCGTCCAGTTCTTCTTCGTCATCGTCTTCTTCCTCAAGCAGTTCCTCATCGTCAAGTTCTTCATCTCAATCATCTTCGTCTTCAAGCACAAGCTCCTCAAGCTCTTCTGGAATACCTTGGAAATGTACTATACCATTTTCTGTAAGTGGTTCCAAGATTGAGTGTGATTCTGCTTCATTCTCATTCCCATTAAAGATCAGTAATAATTCTGGAAGTACAGGAGCAGACCTTACGCATATATTTACGGAGCTTGGAGAGAAAAGATATAAGCTAAAGGTGACAGACGAAATTGGAAGCCAGCTTAATGTAGAAATAACTAGGTGGATTCCTTCCGCTGGAGAAGCCACTCTGTATATAGGCCCATCAATAGTGATTTCTGGAGGAACGAGATATTTCACTTTACATTTTGGAAATGATCAAGAAGATAACTTTGACTACGTAGGTTCTCTTGGAATACCAGTCAGCGGAGATGGACGTGATTTCTCTAATATAGGAATCGTAGCAAGTGCTGGAATGAATGTTTGGGATGAGTCATATGCTTGTGTTATGCATATGGAAGAGATCCATGATGATCCTAATGCTCTTATTAATAGAACATATCAAAGTACTAAATATTCTAATCTGGAAGGTAGTGCTGTAAATATGGACTTCGGCCCATCTGGTTGTGGTGGGTTTATATCTCCAGGTGTGAGATATCAAGATAACTGGTGTGTTAGTGCTGGTCAGGGATGGCAATTTACAGGCAAGGGTCTTTACATGACTGGTGTTCTATCAACTAGTGTTTACGGCTGGCCTAATAGTCCTGGATATGTTGGTATTGGTTCTTCTGATGGAATGGATTATCTTGGTCATACTCAAGTTAGTGTAGAAGCATGGGTAAGGTGTGAAGCCAGAAGACCTATAGGACAAAATACTTCTTATATAGCAAAAGTAAATCACGCTGGTATACCTAGTGAGTCATCTGTATTCCTTGGGCTTTCTAATGGTGGTGTTCAAGGAGGTATTTATAGTGGTGGGTCATGGTACAGAGCTACAGGAGAACAAATACCTCTAGTTCCGTCTGGAGCAAACGGAAAAGAATGGACATATGTAGCAATGGCTTGGGGAAGTGGAGGTAGAGTACGTTCATATCAGAATCGTGCTGAGAATTTACTTATTACGGAAGGACAATTAAGATCAGGAACAATCGGAAGACGTGGAGATGGTGGGCTTATAGGCCAATATGGATATCTTGCTGGTAGACCATTTAAGGGATATATAGATGAGGTAAGATATCATAGAGATTATAAGGGATCTGGTTTTCTAAAAACTTCAATGTTGAGCATGAGGGATGACTTTGTAACTTATGATGCTGTTAGCTGTTCAAGCTCCTCATCGTCAAGCTCTAGTTCTCTAAGCTCTTCGTCAAGTAGCTATAGTTATTCTTCGTCCTCAAGCTCTTTTTCTTTTTCTCAATCATCAAGCTCAGAAAGCTCAAGCTCAAGTAGCGAGAGTAGAGCATGTCCACAATATTATGGAAGAGAATGTAAGGCTTGGCCTTGTAATATAAACGATACAACAAATGAGATAATGATTGCTGATTGGTGTATATCTTCTTCGTCTTCTTCTCAATCAGGAAGCTCAAGCTCAGAAAGCTCAAGCTCAAGTAGTTATTCTTCGTCTTCGTCAAGCTCATCTTCGTCAAGCTCCAATTCTCTAAGCTCCTCAAGTAGTAGTTCTTCTGGGAGTTCGTCAAGTTCAAGCTCCAGCGAATCAAGCTTTGCATTTGAAGGACTTTACTTCCAGATGGGAGGAACTAATCCAGATAATCCTTATGCTTTCCCATATGGAACTGTTCATAATGATAATGATAGGGGTGATCCTGTATTTGTGTGGAATCCAGCAACGGATGACTATGCTAAAATTTTAAATGCTAAAGGAACCGATTATGTTGATTTTCCATGTAGAAGACGTGATATAGCTCATTGGTTAGATCAAACTTATATGATTTTTAGATGGGCATTTACACCTGGTGGTTCTGCCGTATTAAAAGGAATGTATGGAGATACAGAGGGAGATGGTGAAGAATATGGTTACTATACTGGTAATCCTTGGAGTAATGTAGAAGGAACCAATCGTTATGAGGTTGATGTGCTAGCTACTGGTACTATTGATGGTGAGGAACAGGTTGATGTAAATACAGAGTGGGAATCACAATATAGATTTGGTTCTCCTGGTGATCCTCCAGGTTTTTATTATGTTTCTAGTGATTGGGTACAAAGTTATAGTAGAGATATTAATACTCCGTATGCTTCTAAAGGTCTATATCCAGATGAATATTTTATTGGTGATCCAGAATATCTTGAACATGCAAGTCTATTTCGTGTTAAGTCATTTTCTGAAACCATTTGGCAATATAAATTTTGGGGTAATTATGCAGCTATAGACAGAGATCCACAACCAGATTGTACTAAATATGACTATACTTACTCGGCTGTTGCTACTTTTAATCTTGACTTGGAACTAGTTACTCCTATAGGAAGCGAATTTCTAACTGGGCATAGTAGTGGATATTTTGGTGGACGTGGATTATACTATGAATATTCTAATTGTCCTGGTGATGCGTATGCTAGAACTTTAGATCCAGGAGCGGCTACATGGAGAACAATAGGTAATATCTTTGATCAACCTTTACAGAAGGGATTAGGATGGGCTAGAGCCGCTACTGGAAGATTCAAGAACTTTATGCACCAAGTATATGTAGTGATAGCTTCTAGAGCCGATACTGGATATAATTTTTCTGGAAGAGCACCAAATCAATTCATAACATATAGACATAGTGATTATATTCTAGGTTATCCAGCCCCATCTATAATGTGGTCAACATGTCAATATTACTATGGTAGTGGATGGGGATTAATATCTAATAGTGTAGCTTCCTGTGAAACTGTTTTAGGTATTCCATATCCTGAATACTGGGAACCTTTTGAGAAGGCTTCACCAGATCACGATTGGATTTCGGGTTTTTGGGTTGCGGGAACATATTATTTTACTCCAAGTGCAACATCTCAAGTTGAAGATTTTACTACCGCTGGTTGGCTTGAACCAGATATTGAAGTCATTGCTGGAGCTAATTCTACTGGTGCAATCCAAGCTTCTGCCGTTGATCCACATACACAAAGCAGAAGTACTAACTTGGAAAATGCCATTAGAGCTATGATTGATTTGTATTATGATTCAGACGAAACAGATATTCCTACTACTATTGAGCCATATTTACCATTGCCTTTCTGGAGAGCACCTAGAGAAAATATTAGTTTGCAAAGTATGTATAGAAAAAGAATATCTCCAGAATCTTATAGTTCTTCGTCTGCTTCTAGCAGTTCTACTTCAAGCTCAAGTGAAAGCTCCTCAAGCTCCAGTTCAAGTGTATCTTCGTCAAGCTCAAGTAGAAGCTCCTCAAGCGAAAGCTCTTCAAGTAGAAGTTCTTCAAGTAGAAGCTCAGAAAGTTGGAAGTCATCTGTAAGTTATCTATCGTCTTCGTCTTCAAGCTCTGCAAGTGAAAGTTCAAGTTCTGAATCTATGTCATCTTCGTCAAGTTCAATATCTTCGTCAAGTTCAAGCTTTAGTTCTAACTGTTTTACGGAGGATTTTGTAGGAGTGTCTGGAGCACAACCTACTCCGTTTAATATAAGAGAAAATGAAAATGATTGGAACCTTTCATATTTAGATGGAACACCATCTGGAGGACTTGTAGTGGATTATGTGAATGTCTCTGGTGGACATGCATTTAATCTAAATAATAGATATGCCTATAGATCAGAAATTCCAGGAGTGTCTGGAACCATATTTGATGTTGTCTTGGATTGGTCTACTAGCTATCAGTATCCAGCAAATGCTGATTATACATGGATTTCTTTCTTGTGTATTTCGGAAAGTCCTACAGATCAACTAGACAATTTTAAAAATATTTTTGGTGTTTATTTGGCTCCTGGAGCAGGAGGAAGTAAATATGTTAGGTATTATTTACGTAGACAATTAGGAGATGTTGGTGGAGCTTTTCCTGATTCATGGTTAAGCTATCCATCATATGATAGTGGAAATTACTCTGGCAAGATAAGACTTAGATCAGAGCAAATAGGCCCGAACAGTCTTAATGTGAGATTTTACTACAAGACAGATGGAGTACATGATTCATGGGTACAAATGTATACTCAGAGTTATTCTACTTCTGCTTCACATTATCTACATTTTGGTTTCGGTATGGGTAATGTTACAGACTCGGTGGGAACAAGAGGTCATATTTCTAAGATAAAGGGATTGAGTGTAATTGAAGCAGTTAATGTGAGTTGTCAGAGTTCAAGTTCTTCGTCAAGGTCTTCAAGCTCCTCATCTATAAGCTCTATAAGTTCTTCGTCAAGTAGTCTTAGCTTTTCGTCAAGTTCACTTAGCTCATCCTCAAGTTCTGTATCTTCCTCTTCGTCAAGCTCCAGTAGTTCTCTATCTTCCTCAAGTTCGACAAGCTCAAGCTCCAGTTCACAAATTCCAGGAGCGTGTGATAATTATTTTGATGATACATTCTGGAGTCCACATGACATTCAATATGGACAATGGGATGCAGTAAATCAGGAATGGGATAAGACAACTTCACGTACTATATGGCTAGATGCAGATGCAGGATGGAAAGAAGGATATACAAGTAATTTTATAGTTGTAACATTAGATAATATTCTTCCTGTATCCGCTGGATATGGAAATTTTATTCTTGTTCTTAATGCGGCTAATGGTTCTGTAAATACTGGATACCAGACTGTAAGTGCTGGTCAGCAAATGGTTCTGGATATTTCTGATAGAACCGCTGATTTTAACTATATATCAGTACAGAGACAGTTTGGTGAAGATGAAGCTTACAGTATAACTAATATAAGATTTTGTGAATCAAGTTATTCCTCAAGCTCTACTAGTCAATCTTCGTCAAGTTTCAGCGGATCATCTTCGTCAAGTTCTTCCTCTGGAGTAGGATGTGACACATACTTTGAATATGGAACATATTGGGATTTAGTTTTTTCTCCACCACTACTTGGATCATGGGATGCAGTAAATCAGGAGTGGGATAGTTCTGGAACAGGTTCATTGTGGCTAGCTCCAAGTGCAGGAACAACATGGAATGTAGGATATACAAATAATTACTTAAAATTAACTCTAAATAACATAACAGGTGGGTCTGGAAGTTTTAATATTTCGCTTACTGGTGGAAATGGAGCTAAGAACTTTTTAGGAGTAGCAATATCAGATGGAGTTCCAATATCTCTAGATATTTCTGATAGAACAGCACCATATTCACAACTAGTATTATCTGTTTTATGAGTATAGTTTGGACACAACATTTTGAAGACTGGCAATGTACCATTTTTTGTTCTTGGGATGGAACTGGATGGTTATTTCAAGAGATAGGGCCAAGTGCCTATGGCTTTTCTGGTCTTGCTCCGTCTGGATCATGGATATATGATTACAAGCCAAATGTTATGCGAATAACTTATACTGGTGGTTCTCCTACTAGCGGTTCTTTCAGCCTTTCTACTAGTGCTGGAAATCCTGGATCAACTGGAAATGCATATGTTTCTGGACAAATAGTAGCATTGGATTTTATAAGTTTACCAAATGGAGCGGATATAACTGCTCTTGTTTATAGTGGTGTGGGTGAGAAATTCCCTCTAAAAATTACTAATATAGAATTTGGAAGTTCTACTTCAAGCTCATCGTTTTCTTCAAGTTCCATATCTTCGTCTAGTGTAAGCTTTTCAAGTTCTAGCGAAAGTTCTTCAAGTTCCAGCGAAAGTTCCTCTTCGTCAAGCTCCAGTTCAATAAGCTCTTCCTCAATTTCTTCTTCAAGTGTTTCTTTTGCTTCGGATTTTATTAATCTAAAAGAACCTCCTGTAACTTATATTGGAGGAAGTGATACTAGTGATATTGGTCTAACTATTTCTCCGTTAAGTGCTTGTTTCCAAGTCATCGTATCAATGTCAAATATAGCTAATCCTACATGGACTGAATTAGAAGCCGCAAGTGCTGGTGTGGCTTTCGGTATGAAAATTAATGATTTTGGATTTTCTGTTTATCGTTGGGGAGTTGAGTCGAAAGATTTTGAAAGTGGTAATGCTAGTCCAGTAAGAACAATTACTCCTACAGGCAATAATCCACCTTGGGGTAAAAAATATGTAACTTTTAAGAGAATCGGGAATACTTTAACATTTACCGTATATGATGATCCAGCAAGAACAATTATAAACAATGGAGGAACAGCTACTTATTCAATCTCCTGCTCTGCTACAGAATATAGATATCTTAGTGTCTTCGGAACATGGGAAGGTAGTAATACAGATCATAATGATATAACTGGATGTATTGGAGAATTTATGTTTTCTTCTTCAAGTTCTTCTACTTCATCTAGTTCTTATTCAAGTTCAAGCTCTTCTTCGTCAAGCTCAAGTTTTAGCTCTTGTGATTGGTATGGAACATGGGGAGTAGACGATGATTTTAATGATGCAGTAAACGGTGCTCCAGTAAGCGATAGACAAAGGTGGTCATATGTAGATAATCATGGATATCCTACTTTAACAGAAGCCTATACATGGAGTAATAGCGCACGTTGGGTAGCATATCGTTCAAATGGTGCTCAAGGTGTTCGTTATAGAAGCCAATTCTGTCTTGAGGGTGACTTTGATATTCAAATAGACTGGTGGTTCTTTTTATTGAAAGCTAAAGAAACTCTTCCAAGTAACGGTAGGATTAGTGCTATACAGATTGGGTTCTATGTTCTTCCATCATATCCAGGTAGTTTTGCAAACTATTATATGGTAGAAGCTAACGCTGATTATTTTGGTGGATGTCCTGGCCCAAATTGTCCTACTGGAATACCTGTATGGTATGATGGAAGAACAGCCGAGATTAACGCTATTGGTATACTTAATACTAGTCATCAGACAGGTGCTTTAAGGATAGTAAGAATAGGAAATAGGGCTTATTATTATCATTCGATTGGTGGATATGGTGATTCTTATATTTGGGAAATCCATCCATATAGCGGAACTGGAGATCATGGAATACCTTGTAATACAGGAGATGTTCGTCCTTGGTTTGGGTTTTTATATGACGGTGCTAATGATGAAAACGGAACAGGTGTTCTTGCATATGTAGATAATTTTAAAGTTAATTCAGTAGATGATTTTTGTGATTGTGGTAGCTCTTCTTCTAGTTCTTCTTCAATTTCTTCGTCAAGCTCTAGTAGCTCTTCATCCTCAAGTCTTAGCTCCTCAAGTTCTATTTCTTCAAGCTCCAGTTCTCTAAGCTCTTCGTCAAGCTCTAGAAGTTCTTCCTCTTTCAGTTCTACAGGGATAGTTAGAGG